ACCGCCATCTACGACGGCGTAAATCCTAGCGTTATCAAGTCAGTTCAGGCTGACGTTACCGCCCTCGAAGGCGAGGTGTTTAATGCTGACGGGACGGCAAAACTTGCAACAGGAACGGCGCTTTCTGCATTAACAAATACAGTAACAGCAATCTATGACGGAGAGGAGCCTAGCGTTATCAAGTCAGTTCAGGCTGACATTACTGACCTCGAAGGCGAGGTGTTTAATGCTGACGGGACGGCAAAACTTGCAACAGGAACAGCGCTTTCTGCATTAACAAATGCAGTAACAGCAATCTACGACGGAGAAGAGCCTAGCCTTGTAAGTAGCGTCCAGCAAGATGTTAGCGCTCTTAGTGCCGAGGTGTTTAATGCTGACGGTACTGTAAAGCTGGCAACGGGTTCCGCCCTTAATTCCTTGCGCTCTGACCTTGAGGTGGTATACAACGGCGATAACCCGAGCATTATAACGACGGCGCAGTCAGATATTGCCAGCCTTGAAGGCGCAGTCTTTGACGAGAGCGGAGTAAAGCTTGCTACAAACACAGCGTTAGCTGGTCTCACTCAAAGTGTTGAGGCGATATACGACGGTGTAAACCCAAGTCTCGTTAAAACAGCGCAATCTGACATTACGGCTTTAAACAGTGCCGTTTTCGATGCAGCCGGAGTGAAGCTTGCTACCGTGGATGCCCTTAGCGAACTGACGCAAGATGTCGAGGTTATATACGACGGCGTCAACCCAAGCTTAATAAAGACAGAGCAAGCGAGGATAGACGTCTTAAGGGCTGATGTGTTCAATGAAGACGGCACGTCTCGCCTTGTAACAGGTGCTGCGTTCAGCGGACTAACTAATAATGTCTTGGCTATCTATGATCCCTCTGGTGAGCCGAGCCTGCTAAAGACAGTACAAGGCTCGATCACTGCTCTTAATGGAGCTATGTTTGACGATACAGGAACTGTCAAGGTTGCCGAAGCAGTAGCGGTAAGCCAACTGCAAACCGAAGTGTGGGGGGATGGGGTCACCCCAACTGGCGCGACCAGCTCTAGAATCGACACCCTTGGTGCCTCCCTTAATCACCCCACGTCAGGGCTTAGTGCTACGGCTAACGCCGTATCGCTGATTACCACAGAAGTCTGGGGGGATGGTGTAACGCCATCAGCGGGCACGTCTAAAGTTGACACTATAACCTCCGCGATTTTTGCCGAAGATGGAACGCTCAAACTTGCAGATGCAGAGGCGTTTAGCATACTCAATACGGAAGTTTTCGGGTCTGGAGGTGCGTCAACGTCGAGGATTGACGGTCTTTTTGCTGAAGTGTTTTCTGCTGACGGAACGTCGCGACTAGGAACAGCGGCAGCGCTGGACACGTTAAGCGCTCAGATCAATGACGAAGGTGGTCTAGCGTCCAAAGTTACATCACTTGGCGCTGAAATGTTTTCAACAACCGGCGCTTTAAAGCTAGCAACTGCTTCTGACCTAAATTCCGTTAGGACTGAGGTGTTTCCTAATGGAACCGCCAATGCGTCTAGGCTGTCTCAGCTTTCGTCGGCGGTATGGTCTGGCGGCAATCCTGCCAGCGGGGTTCTTTTAGCTTCGGCAGACTTTGTGTCCAATATCAATACTGCCGTCTTCGGGAGTGAGACTGGACAACAAGCATCAGCAAACAAGATTGATACGCTTCAGGTTGTAGTGACAGGCGCAGATGGAGTTAGCGGATTAAAGGGCAGCATTCAGACAACTCAAGATATCGTGTCTGGAGCAAACGGGCTTACAAGCCAGTATACAGTAAAGATCGACTCAGGAACTGGAGCTGTCAGCGGATTCGGTCTATCTTCAACCCCAAATGGCAGTGGAAATACCACGTCAGCCTTTATAGTGGAAGCCGATAGGTTTGCAATTATAAATCCAAACGCATCGCCAATATCCAATTCTAACAGCCCGCCGTCCTCATTGGTGCCGTTCCAATATACGGCGTATCAAGCACCATCGGCAGCTAATGGGTTTAATGCGATTCCAGCGGGGGTATACATTGACGCGGCGTTTATTAAAAACGCCTCTATAACCACAGCGCAAATAGCAAAAGCAACAGTCGACTTTCTTAACGTTACTGGAACGCTGAGTGCGAACAAAATAGAAGGCGGTTCGATTGACACAAGCCTACTAAATATTGACGGTGTTTCGCTGACGTCGGAAAATGGTGCTTTGAGGGTTCGCAATATCAACGCGAGCCTAATTAACGCGGGCACACTTAACTGTGACTTGATTGACGTTGAGGAGTTGCGAGTCAATAAGATCACAGGTCCAATCACCACAATGATTCCGTTTAAAATGGCGGCACCATTACTGATCACAATTCCCGCTTATGGGACTCAATTGCTCTGGGCTGGGGTTATCCCCGCAAACAATTCCGACGTACAAAAGAAGCCGTATTTGTCCGCGACAGGATGGGGGGTTTTTGAAAACAACGATGTGTACAGGATTGAGTTATGGATGCGAGCCAATGAAGCGCAGGCAGTTAACCAGAGCCTTGGGACAGTTGTAAGCACGCAGGTGATTACCGGTGCGGGTATCGGGTACACCTATTCGTATAACCAGTTTAAAGTTGCAGGGGATAAGACGGCGCTTGCCGGATTTGGGAAAAATCTGCTTAGAAATAACACAACACTAAAAGGCGTCGTATCCTCGTCAACATACGACCCAGGAACAGGGCAAACCAATATAGTCTACACCCCAAGCAACACGTCTAGTCTGATTGCCACGGGAGAGCTAATGTATGTGGAAGCCCAGTCAGTTGGATTCGTAAGGGTGAATGATTCTTTCTTCCGTGCGCCTTTTGACTATCATCCCCATCAATTCACAATCACGGGAGGGTTGGACTACCCAACAGATGCGTCGGTGGACGTTGAAATACGCATGGCGCTATATAGTTCAAATATGTACTTCATCCCGTCCAACCAGACAGCTAAGACTTGGGCGTTGGACAGAATATACGACCTTGAAGGCGTTTTAATGAGTATAAAATAATGAGCTTCCAATACGTTAAATTTAACACCGAAACAAACGAGATAGCGGCAGGACCCCAAGAGGGCATGGCGGGGCAAGAGGGATGGTACAGTTACATCCCGCTTCAGAACCGAGGTCTGAGAGATCCTGTGGCTTATTCCATGGTCAATCAAGATGGCACCCCATTCGTTGTACAGGTCTTAACCGGTGAAACAGAGGAGCAAAGCTGGCAGGAAACTAGAGCTTTGTCATACCCGAAAATAGTGGAGCAGCTAGACAAGTTGTACCACGACATTGAGTCCGGCACGCTTGACCAGACAGGGCAGTTTTTCCTTTCTATTCATGAGGTTAAGGCAACCAACCCTAAGACTTAATCCTTATTTTATTTATGTTTTTGCTTGATTTTACAGTATCATAGAGGTACTAGATTTGGGTCGACCGTTCGGTCGTCTCTCACACGGAAGCCTGCTAGGCAATGCCTAACGAGGTCACTTCAAGCCACTCGCGCCTAGCGAACACGGCTTAAGACATAACAACATTTATACAGGACTGGTGTCTTTATGCCTTGCATTTTGCGTGCTCCAACGGCGGCTGATTTTCCTCAAATCGACAGCCTTGGACGATGGTTTCAAGAGAACAGCTTGTATGAAGATTGCGGATGGTCCAGTGCTAAAGCGTTCCATTGGGTGCGGGAGGGCGAAAAATCCGACTCCTCCACCTTCATGGTAGTTGCTGAAGAAGACGGCATTATCGTCGGGTTCTTTCTTGGCAACATCGTTGAGTATTTCTTCTCGGAAAAGATTTTAGCTCAAGACCTAGTTTTGGTGTTTAAGCCTAGTTACAGAGATGGTATCGGTGATCACATTAGGACAATGATCGGCAATTTTTGTAATTGGGCGGAACAAAAAAATGCCCACGAAGTTTGCATTGGTATCACAAGCGGCATAGCCGGTAGTGGGTACGGGAAGCTAATAAAGCGTCTTGGCTTCAGTGAGGTCGGGACAATAATGAAACGAGAGGTATAAGTATGTGTGGTGGCGGCGGTGGTGATGACCCTAAAGAAATGGAAAGTAAGTTAGCGCTGGCAGAACAGGCAGCAAATGCGCTTCAAAGGTACGGTTCGACATTCGTTCCTCTGGAGAATGCTTACATCCAAGACACGTTAAATCAGTTTGGGCAGCCTGCATATGATCGATCAATGGCGGCAGCTACTACGCAGACCGCAGGCATCTACGAAGGCGGTCTGAGGGACTTGAACAGGGGCGCTTTCAATCGCGGCTTTGACCCGATGTCTGGCGCGTTCCAAGGAGAGTCAAACGCTCTGAGATCGGCGCAAGCAAGAGGCATGGGCTTGGCTGGTGCTGACGCTGGATTGGGCAACACCGATGCAGCTTACCAAGGCTTGGCAAACGTCATCAAGATGGGTCAAGGGCTTCAGACCGACGCAGTATCAGGCAACATCGAAAGGCTTCAATCAAGCGTCGATAGAGCTGGATCGCAAGCTGAAAGAGACTTTGCCCGATCATCCAGCATACAAAACATCGCGGGTACTGCCGTTGGTATGGGCGCTAGATATGGCTTGGGAGGTGGAGGCTAATGTTCAACTTCGATTTTGATCAATATCTAAGAATGCTTGACCCTAGTGTTTCTAATCAGGTTCAGAGCTTTTACTTCCCCAACCCTGAGAACGACGCCAATCGCGGAGTGCCACAGTACACAGGTCAGAACTACAACGCCTACTCAAACATCAATCCCAACAAGTACCGAGGAATGGACAAGAGAGATAACCCCGGAGATAAGTTGTACGCCGATCTTATTCGAGCGCAAACGCGGGACTACAACGCAAGGTTTGCGCCCGTTGAAAACTTCATGGCGAACGAGATCACCGCAACTGGAACAAGGTCTCTTGCTGGAGACCTGTCTCGCACCAGAGGTTCTGTAATGGATCAAGGCGCGAACGTTCAGGGCATGACTAACCGAGCCAATGAGCGCTTCGGACTGGCTGGCAACTCGTCTGTCGGGTCTGGTCAGGGTCAGGTCTCTGCATTGGTTGGAGGACTTAACGATACCAAGCTTCGGGATCAGGATCGCCGGACGAGCCTGTTGACAGGATCGCTTAGCGGGATATCTCAAAAAGCTAGAGGAGTGGGCAAATAATGACAATGCTGGCAGCCGGTTACGGGCTTAGAAACGTAGCGAATAGAGGTTTGTCGGCAGTCGCTAAGGCTGAAAGTGTCGAGAATCAGCAACGACTCGCAATTGAAACGGCTAAGCAGCAGCAGCAGACGCAGACACTCGGGACCGTTGGTGGCATAGGCGCGATGTACGGGCTGAATAAATATCAAAAGGTTAAGGATGTTAAAGGCGCATTTTCTGCGATCAAGCCACCTGTCGCCGAATCAAAGCTTTCCACCAGCCTTGCCAGCTCGGGAGCGCCTGTCGCAGAAGGTGCAGCAGTTGCTGCTGACGTAGGAGCGGTAGGCTCAATTGCTACGCCAGTCGCAGAGGGTGCCGCAGTTATAGCTGACGTCGGTGCCGCAGGCGCAGTTGCCGCCGAAGCAGGCGCAGTAGGCACAGTCGCTGCTGAAGCGGGTGCAGTAGGTGCTGTCGCGGCAGAAGCCGGTGCAGTAGGTGCAGCAGGAGCGGGAGCAGCAGGAGCAGCCGGAGCAGGAGCCGTTGCCGCTGAAGCAGGCGCAGCAACAGCAGCCGCAGCAGGCAGCTCAAGTAGTGCTATAGCAGCACTATCAACGTTGGCAGCCCCAGTCGCAATCGGCTTGGGCGTTGCATTCTTGTTAAAAAAGTTATTCGACTAGGTATTTATTATGGCTATAAATAATTACAGCGGGTTTGCGGACGGCTTTACCTCTGGGTTTGGTCTTATGGGTTCGTACCAAGACTCGCAGCAGAAAAAGAAGCAGGAGAAGTTAGACACCGAATACCGAAACAGCGAAAGCAAAAAAGCTCAGGCAAATTCTGACAGAACCTTTCAGCAAACAGCGGATACCAATGAAAGAGAATTTGATCTAAAGACAAAAGAGTCTGACCGGAATTTTGGGCTTTTGGATCGCAAAACAAAGACCGAAGAGACTGAAGCAAAGGCTAGGCGGGTTGCTGCTGATGCCGCAGTCATCCGTGCCGAAGCCGCGAATAACCCACTTAGCCTTGAAGGCATGAGGATTAAGGCTGAAACAGCTAGGCTCGCCGAGCAAACGAAGGAGGCGGAAAGGGCGAGAGTGCAAGCAGAAAGTCAGACAAAGCGGTTTACGGATGCGAAGTTATTAAACGGGCTATGGGAACGTGCCAGTGCTGGCGCTAGCGGCAACTTTTCAAATGAAGATTTGATGAAAACGTATCAGGAGATGTTAAGTCTGGAAGGTAGCGGACTCTTTGACGCTAACGTTGCCGTGCAAAGGTCAGCAGCAAACGCCGGAAAAGTAATTGGTAGTTTTTTCCAGAGGTTCTCTAATGGCGAAGACGTTGACATCCGAAGAGATACTCCAACAAGGGTGGCGCTTACTCAGACGCTTGGTCTTGCTAGTTCACCTTTGATAGGGACGCGGTTAGACGAGACTTTTGTTAACGCGCCAGAACGGATGAGAAAAGGTGACTGGCAGGTGAATGGCATGGCGATGTGGGACGCAACAGCCAGTGAAGGCAATCTATCTGGACTGTTAGTCGTTGAGGTAGAGGACGTAAACGATCCGACACAAACAAGCTATTATTTTCCTGACTTGACGGCAGGCAGATCCTCTAGCAGCAATAGGTACGGGGTTGACATGAAAGATGCCACCCAAGCCGTGGCGGGTGCAGCTCACATGTTTACACAGGTCGGACCAGTAATGTCTGGCATGGCGAGGCAGGCGGCAATTTATGCGAAATATGGCGACGAGAAGGGCGACAACGGCGTAAAAACCTATAATGAGGCGGTAGAATCCCGTGTTCAGAAGAACCTATATGCTCTCAAGAGTGGAGGCAGCACTTCAAATATGCTGGGCTTAGACCCAGATATTGCCAACATGCCATCAGGACAATCGCTAACTCCAGATCAAGTGAGCCGTATGCGCTCAAACATCGAAGAGGAGCTTTTATTCCCGAACAAAATCGATCATTTGATCACAAGAGCCGAGAGGTGGGTGGTTGCTGCTGAAGAAAAGCTAAAGGCTGCACCAATCAGTTTTGGGGACAAAGGGAAAGGCGGAATGACCCTTGGGGATGTTATACCTGATGCAGGATGGAACCCGAGGATAGTCGCAAATCTAGCGTCGTTTTTTGGTAAGGACGGCAAGCTAGAAGATCCAGAAGCATTCAAAACAGAAATGAAGAAGTTGGGCTATCCACTGGACGCAAAATAGGAATAAATAATGCCCATTACCTCCGGCAAGTTGTATGACAAAGCAGCATATTGGGATGAGTTCTATGGGGATGGAAAGCCTCCTGCCCCGTTAAGCATAGACCTTCCGAGCGACAACTCGGGCAGCGATATGAACGACTTCAGCAAGGGTCTCTATGCTGGGGGCAATCAGATGCAAGCTCTCGGCAGCGGGCTAGTTGCCGCATACGGTTCGGTAACTGACAACGAGGACCTTCTTCAATCGGGCATGGAAGATTACGTCCGCAACATGAATGAGGCGAAATCCTACTCTGGCGCTGTTGTTAATTTTACAGACATTGGCTCGGCGAAAGATGCTGGAAGCTGGATGGCGTATTCGCTAGGCACGCTGGTCCCTGATATCGCACTAATGATAGGCACAGGCGGAGTTGGTGGAGCAATAGCTAAGCAGGCAGTTACGCAGGGCGCAAAAGCATTTGCTGAAGCTCTGGCGAAACAGGGGGCGGAGGAGTTTGTTAAAGCTGGATTGGAAAAGGACGCGGCTGAATACATTGCAAAAGAGGCGGCAGCGAAAGTCATCCAAGCTAAAGCCGCAAAAGCAGCAGCAGTAACGGGGTTAGCCACCAGCGCAGTCGGCTCTGGACTTCAGGGGACAGGCGGCTCGTTTGCGGAAATCTTACAGCAGACCGGTGTTGAAGCTCCGTTTGCTGCGCTGGGTGTTGGTGTTGCTACTGGTGCGCTAGATGCCTTGCCGTTTATTAGGGTTTTTGACGGCATGTTTCCGGCAACTGCAAAGAAAGACTTTCAGGAGTTTATTGCCAGCCGTCTAGTCGACAATGCCCCGTGGAAAATACAAGCTCTCAAAGACCTCATGGTGATCGGAGGTGCAGAGGTTGGCACCGAAGTGCTTCAAGCGCTCATTGAGCGTGACGCTATCACTTGGGTCAACAACAATTACGGCGAAGGTCCAGCGAAAGAGTACGGTCAGTTGCTAACGACAGAAGATGGTCGTCGCCAGTTGGTCAATGTGGCAGCGGTATCTTTGCTTGGCGGTACAGCGATTGCCGCGCCAACTATTGCAGCAAAGAAAGTCACAGGGCGGTACGACCGAGAAGTCAATTACGGCGACGATGCAAAGGTAGTTAGGACTGATACCGGCAGGGACCCTGAGTTTAGATCCAAGATAGAAGAGGTGCTCAATTTTTACGAGGACCCTGCCAATCAAGGCAAGACTCGGGTTGGTGACGAGGTCCAAAGTGAACGCCCTGTCGATCCCGTTACTGGCGAACTAGCCATAACATGGAATAAGGATGGCGCTCTAGACCCGAATACTAACCGTCCTTACATGCAAGAACAGACAAGCCAAGCGACAACTATAGGCGCTGACGCTTCAGAAGCCCCCGTAAATATCACGGAGGGAGCACTGCCAGCCGATCAGCAAAATTCAGCGGTCGGGGAAATACAACAACCCCAAACTCAAGAATCATTGAGTACGGTTGTAGTGCCAGAAGCCAAGACACCATACGGTCCAGAGCATAGGTTCGACGCGCCACTCTCTGACGTTGCCACTCCATACCAAGAGCAGCTATTACAGTTGTCTATTGTAGCGGCTACCCCAGAGGCGCAAGACCCCAGCAACCTCGACGTTGTTGTTGAGGCAATAGACCAAGATGACGTTGACAGGATATTCGATAGAAATGCGTCACTGATGATTCAAACGCCAGACCGCCCTAAAGGGAAAAGTCTGCCAACTATAGAAGAAGCGTTCGGCACTGAAGCGACCACTGTGACTAATGCGGTTGCAGGCGTCATGGCGGATCTAAGCGCTAGCGGCGTCCCCAAGCTGTTTATGGACAAGGTGACAGGGGTCTACGTTCATGATGATGCTGATGTAGAGGCACCGGCTATGACCGGTCAGCGCAGTAGGGGCGTGTCGTTTAGCCGGAGTCTTATTGGAGAGTCATTACAGGGCGGTGACAAGCTAAGCGAGATGGCGTGGAGTATGACGCACGAAGTCTACCACGCGGCAGATTTCGACATGAACCTAAGCTCAAAGAACAAAGCTTTTGGTATGGAGATTAGTGATGAGGCTAGCGAGCCTAGCGTTGCCATGGGCGGTATCATGCGGGAGTTGTTTAACAACTGGCTTGACCAAACCCCAACAGGTAAGCGGTTCAACTATCCTTTCAATGACCTACAATCTGATATTCTGGACACGACAAAACCCAATGGCGGGCTAAATGCCAGATATCGTCAGGAGGTGTTTGCTCAGCTTGGCGCACTGTTCCACTCGAACCCTAAAGAGCTTCAAGCCGCTGCTCCATTGGCGTACAATTATATTAAGCAGGTTCGAGATGCGAATTTAAAGACAGCAAAACCCCCAGAGGTTATCAATGAAACTAGTGAAAATCCCCGCCCCGCCGACACCTCCCAACCTACAGGCATATCAGGACAAGTTCGGGCACCGCCAGTCGCCGGAAGCGACACGGGCGTACAGCCCAGATCAACTAGACCAGATGGCGAAGGAAGCGTTGTCCAAGGGCGAGCCGATACCCCTGTGGAGGGATCGCCACAAGACACGACTGGGCAACGTCAACGACCAGATGTACAAAGATCTCCAGTAGCGGCAGAGTCGTCACGTACCGAGGTAATCCTCAAGGCTACTGATAAGAAACCCACATTTAAGAAGGCAGATAACTGGGATGATACCGGCGAGCAGATCATCACGTTTGCCGATGGTGATCGCTACACAGTCTACTTTGACGATGATGCGGCGGAGGCTGGCGCAGAGCAGTGGTACACCTCTGCTGACGGAACGTTTACTGGCGCTGAAGAGCTGCTGGGTCAGACCAAGGCAGAGACAATTACTGCCTTGCAGGAACACCGCGAAAAATTATTAGCCGCCGGAAAAAATTCATACAACACCCCACTTGACCCTCAGGTAGGGAGAGAAACCTCCTTCAAAGCTTGGGAATTCATAAGTGATAAGGGTCAAGTAACAGAGAAGCAGTTACGCACTAAGTTCAAAGGTTTAGAAGATAACCAGTTCGACAATCTAGTTGAAGGTCTGCTGTCTGAAACAGACCCTGAAAGCGTTATCACTCTAGAAGATGGAAAGTTCCTGTCCTATGACTATGTTCAGGAGAGAGATCTAGACGGTCTTCAGTCCGACATTGATGATATGAACTTCATCAAGAAGGGCGCAGAGTATCTCCTTCAAAAGTCTAGGGGCACAGTTGGCGAGAAGAATACTCTGCCTGTAACCAAGATAACTCCCGCAACAAAAGACCCAGAGAAACAAACCCAGCGGTCAGCCGAGGTAGTGGCTAAGCACCCAGATGCACTGTCTAGTCCGGCAGCATGGCTGGCGTTTGAGCGCGACCTAACAGGAAGGTCGGAGACCCTAGCGCCTCCATACGGATTGATTAGCCTGTACAACGACATGGATTCATGGGTAAAGACCCACGCCAAATTGACACCTGAGCAGCTAAGCGCGGCGAATCGTGGACTCGCTACAGCCAAAAGAATGGGCGAGCTGTATAACTCTGGTCAAGCTACCGCTAACGCTACAGCTAAACTTCTGCTTTGGGGCTTGATGTCCAGACGACAGACAGCTTCAGGTCAGGAGGCAGGCTTTGTTGATCTAATGACAGGCAGCACTGCTGTTTCTGATTTGGCTCAAAAGGCTTTGGCTGGCGATGTGTCAGATGCGGACGTTAAGGGTTGGGTCAGGCAGGTAGGGAAGCTAATACCTGAAGGCTCCTTTGGTCGATCAGCAATCTCTAACGCCAACGATTTTGGCAGTTTGATGCAAAAGCTGGCAGACCCCTACAATGGCGGCGAGTCTAAGTTGCAGCGCATTCACGATATTATGGCTGACAGCAGCATTCCTACGAAGGAGGTTCGCCGAGAGTTCCAAGTCATTGTTCAAGGTTCAGGCATAGACAACAAGGTCTTCTCTTTTGCTCAGTTAATGATTGGTCGAGACGATGTTGTGATCCTTGACCGCATCCAGCTCAACTCAATGTGGGACTCAACCCGTTACGGCAAAAACATTTATGATGACTTGGCAGACGAGTTCAGTGGTCTTCGCGGTTCAGCCCGTTACGAGGCTATAGAGAACTCTCTCAATACTAGACTCAAGGAGCTGTATACAAAGCTGGGCAGACCAGAAGATGCGTCTATTGGGCGCTATCACTGGGAAAGCTGGGTCAGAGACTCTGGTCAGATTGTTGCCCACCCTACTATGCAGGGGCTTGAGAAAGACATTCTCGGCAAGCAGAGTCCCTATGCGTTTATTGGTGCCCCTGAAGGAAAGGGGGATATGTATCGCTCTGGTGCCGTTTATGCCCGAGACGACAAGGGCACGCCTTACTACGTGTACCCGAAGTCCAACGGCAAGATGTATAAGTTTGAGAAGGGCGAGTTCAGGAAGTTTTTAGACGAGATACCAAAACCTAAAAATGGTATAGTTCCCAAAGACTTTAAAGTAAGTAAATTTAATAAAGGTACACCTTGGTATGAAGCCGAAAGTGTTAGCAGACAAAAACTCGACAAGCTCGTCGATGAGTTCTCTGAAAGAGAGGCAGCTCAAAGAGAATATGCTTCTGAAAGAGCTGTTACAAGTAGTGCCCCCAATGGCTCCAGACGAGCCGAGCGAAACAGAGTCTACAAAGAGCTTCGTAGTCCCCGACTATCTGATAGCGGGCGTGGCGGAATTGAAGGAAGCATACCCAGACGCTTCAGAAGAAGACCTAGCAAACCGTCTAAAGTATTACTAGCTGGAAGCCAAGTATCAGGGTACAAGCGCGAGCTTGAGACTGATGCACGCGCAGCATTAAATTCTGTTGATAGCTACAATGGCACTGTCATTGAGCTGACCAAAAACAAAACAAACGCCAAACTATTTGCAAGCAAGATGGAAGCATCGAAGGACGCTAGCCCATATGGCGCTGCGGTCTACGTCTATCCTGAGTCTGAATATCAGAATATGCAGATGTTCATGACCGAGGACGGGTCCGCTGGCATTGCTATCGACAACGGCGACACAATAGTTTCTCTTTATAGTGACGGGACAAACAAGAACGTAACTTACGCACTGGCTTCGCTAGCAGTAGAGGAAGGTGGGATTTATTCCGATGCGTTTGATACTGAATTGCCGCACATATATCAGCACGTTGGCTTCAAAGTTATTTCAAGGCTCAAGTGGGATGACGCGCAAGCCCCTGCGGACTGGGACAAGAGAACATTCTTGCCTTACAACAAGGGCGAGCCTGACGTTGTTTTCATGGTTGTCGACCCTAAGTACTTCGGACCTTACACCAAAGACACAGGCTACGAGGTGGAGACATACGAAGAAGGTATGCGTTCTATTCGTGAGACCCGTAGACCTGAGCAAGAAAGAATATCCCCCAAGCTAAAGCAAGCCGTGCAGGACAGGATTGATCGCAAGATCTCTGCTGCCGAGCTTAACGATACCTTCAGAGAAGAAGGTCGTTACGTTAAGCCGATGCATCCTGACATGATAGCTCCCTTAAAGGATGATTCGCATTACGTTAGCGCCCTGAAAAGAACGAGCACAGAGCGAGACGGTCGCAGCAAAGAAAGCTATTGGATGTCGGATGCGCTGGTTGACGGTCAGAGATATGGCTCTCGTCTGGACATCCCCTCGTACTCTAGGCTTCCTATGGATGAGCGGGCGGACATTGTCACGATGCACGAATCCAGACCAAACGCGAAAGCAGGAGCGGCAGGACGCCGACTGGGCTACTACCCAACCATCAGCCTCAAAGATGTTGTTTTTGCTGTCCCAGAGAAGGGGGCTACAAAGATAGCTGTAGGTGCGGACAAGAACACCATCGCAACTATCGAGGGCAATTACGTTGCGGCTGACCATGAGCAAAACAGGCTAGACTTTATCCGTTACATGGATGATCCGGCTTGGACTCAAATATCAATGAACCCTGAGCGACACTCGTTTTACTACGATCTGGCTAATCAGACCCCAGTTGTGAGTGCCACCCAGGTTGTTCAGGTCGGCAACCTAGTAATAGCCAAGGACGTTGTCTATGACGACGTTGAGAAGTTTTCCTTCATTAAGCGCAAGCAGATAAACGAAGAGACAGGAACACTTGACGACGGCACGCCATCGAACTATCAGTTTAGCTTTAATGATGAGATGGACTCTCAGGCTGACCTAGCCCGCCGATTTAGAGAAACGAAGATATACAGGTCGTTTGGCGACAGGTATCAGGCGCTTCGAGAGTTTGAAGATCAAGCTGCCGAATTCCTTGGATATGGTCGTTTGCCTGCGGGCTTGTCTCCGAGAGATCAGGAGAACCTTTCGCACGGCAGGGTTCAAAAAGACTTAGACGAGTTTCACAAGAACCGCATAGACCCACTCGGAGAGATGATCTACAAAGCAGGGTTCGACGTGGAGGCAGTCGGCACTTATTTGCTGGCTAAGCACGCGCCAGAAAGAAACGATTCTATAGCAGCCAAGGTCAAAGCCAATCAAGAGAAGTTGATCGCTCGCACCGAAAATGAAATTGAAAGGTTGCTCGACGACGATGGCGTAGACCACACAGTAGCGCTGGAGACTCAGAGAGAGCTGTTGAACGGCTACAAGACAGACCCTCTGAAGTTTCAAGACACGGGGAGCGGTATGACGTATGCCCAGTCACTAGCAATCCTAAGCATGGCTGAGCGTGAGGGCACTGCTCAGGCTATGGAGAAAATAGCAGCCAAGGTCTATGAAATGCACGACGAGAGCAGAGCGCGTATGGTAGAAGCGGAGCTGCTTGACTCGGAAACCAAAGAAGACTGGGAAGCAAACTTTAAGTACTACGTTCCTTTGAAGGGTTTCGCAGCGCAGTTTGAAAACGATGAGTATAGCGCCGGTACTGGCTCGCGAGGCTTCTCGATAGTGGGTAGCGAAAGCCTAAAAGCCAAGGGTAGAAAGACTCTGCCTGTAAACCCGCTGCTGCAATCAATAGAAGATATTCAAAAGAAAATTATTCGGGCGAGAAAAAATGAAGTCTCCCAAAAATTATTAGAGCTGCTAAGCGCACTGGGTAATGCCAAGGTGGAGGACTCGCTTGAGAGCGGTTCAATAAAGACCAAGTCTTACACGATCTACAACAACAAGTTCCGCCCGCCGATGGACAACGATCAGTACACGATGAAGAACATCGATGATATGCGGAGGGAGGTCAGAGACTCAGGTCAGTACCCTAATGATCCTAAGTACGTCGTCGTGAAGAAAGGTGGTCAAACATTCCTGATTCACTTTAATAGCGACACGCTAAATCATTCACTTCAGAACATGAGCGTTCCAATGCTATCAAGGGCAAGCGGAGCGATGGACGTCATACTCAATGGCTTGACTAGGTTTCAGACGTTTAGGCGCAACATGCTGATCAACTACAACCCCGCATGGATGGTAACCAACCCAATCCGAGACGTTGCTACAGGGTTGATCTATGCGATGGCAGAGTCGGATAAAAAAGGATCAAGGGTCCAAGGCGAAGGAATCCTTGGCAAAACGGTACAGAACTACTTCCCGTCTATTAGGGCGCTCTACAGGTACTACAGAGGCAAGCCGGACAGGGATGGCAACAAGATGGATCAGTACGCCCGCGAGTTCCATGAAGATGGTGCTTCGACCGGTATGGTTATGATGAAGGATAAAAAAGAGCAACTGAGGGCGCTTAATTCACAGCTCAGGAAGGGCAAGATTAAATCCATATTTAGCTACCTAGCCAAAGGGGTTGAGGACGGGAACAAAACGAGTGAAAACGCTATCAGGCTCTCAGCCTATATCGCTGCACGCAATGCAGGGACGGACAGAGAGACCGCAGCCACACTAGCAAAAGACCTGACGGTAAACTTCAACAGGAAAGGCGAAGATACGTCGACTTTTGGGGCATTGTACCTGTTCTTTAACGCAGCATTCCAAGGCAACGTTAACTTCGTTCAGGCGATGGGTGCCGGAACCAACGCGGATGGCAGCGCAAAGGAATTTACCAAAGCAAGAATGGTCGCTACCGCGCTGGTTATGGCGGGCTTCTGGACCGCGATGCGAAACATCGATGAATCAGAAGAAGATGACGATGGCGAGCTGCGCTATAACGACCTACCTGAGCATGCCAAAAACAGAGTGCTGCTTGTCAATTATAACAGCGAAGAAGGTGCCGCAGTCCCGCTGTCCTATGGTTACAACTTCTTCACCAATCTGGGAAGACTTTCCGCTGAGTATCAGCAAGGCGTCATTGACGGGGGAGAATTCGGGTTGCATCTTTGGGACAACCTGCTGTTGAACTTCCTGCCGGTCTCCTATGACAAGGGGGACAACGTGTGGCAGGCGGCTAGAGGGTTTCTGCCTGATGCTCTGCAACTGCCAGTGGATCTCATGGTCAATAGGAACTTCTTCGGCAGTGAGATTGCTGTTGAGCAGAATGAACTGTTCACAGAGAAGTCTACCGCCTACGCCTCCAAACGATCAACCCCAGTACTTTGGCGGAGAACAGCAGAGTTCCTCAACGACGCGACGGGTGGCGATAAGTATAAAAACGGGCTGTTGCACCTCAGTCCCGAGCGCATCGATTACATGTTTGACTATCTAATGGGAGCCGTGGGTCGAGTTGGCGTGCAGTCAATCGATGCGATCTCGAAGATAGGTACAAACGAGACTATTGATAACAACAAGTTGCCAGTTGTTGGTGGGTTCTTTAAGAAACCTTCTGACTATGAAGATCGATTTGAGTTTTATGACAACTATATGTACATGCGTGGCGTCAAGGCTCGGCTCGAGGAAACCACCAGAGGCACTCCTGAGTTCAAGGAGCTTCAAGAAAAGTACAAGCCAGTGTCTTGGATGCTTTTAGGGTTCCACCAGCAGGCTAAGAAGGACTTGGATAAGATCCGAAAAACGAGAAAGGCTCTTGAGGATCAGGTCTACACCACGTCGAGAGAGTCCAAAGAAGAAACGCGCAGGACTAATCTTGAATACTTGTTGGAGCAGGAAAATAAAGTGTTTGATGCTTACAACAAGAGATTCAGAGAGTCGAGAAAGGCGATGGACTAGTCTTGGACCCCATCACCGCCATAGCTGTCGCCACCAAAGCTTTCGCCACAGTGAAGGCTATGGTGGCTGCTGGCAGGGAGGTCGAGGACACCTTGAGTCAGATAGGTGCGTGGTACGGGGCAGCGTCAGACTTCGCTGAGTGTAAGCGGCAGGCTGATAACCCCCCGCTGTTCAGGAAGATAGTGTCAAGCAAGAGCGTTGAGCAGGAGGCAATTGACATCTATGCTCGGGGCAAGCGCCTAGAGCAGCAAGAGAGAGAGTTGCGAGAGCTGCTTCTGTATACCTACGGACCTACCGGCTATCAAGAGATGATAGATCTCCGCAGGAGCATACGGGAGCAGAGAGAAAAGATGGTGTACGCGCAGGCGAGGAGACGCAAGGCGTTCTTTTGGAACTCGGTAACACTGATTGCGATCTCAGTTCTGAGCTACGTTACTTTTGAGATGTATAGCTTTCTTGCGGGTAAGATTTTTAGCGCAGGGACTTAAGACCATCCTTTTTGACAAAGAAAATCCCGCCATATGGCGAAGTAAGAACATGTTCCTAAAAGGCAGTTTGCTGCTGACCTCGGTTTCGTAAGTGCTTGATAAATAAAGAATCAACTATGATGGTCTTGCCAAGAATAAATTGGTGCCTATCCTCTAGACGTCAATCAATAATTACCAATAAATACTTTATAATCAAAAGCTTACCAATATATTTAAGGACATGTTCTTAAACACACTATGTTAAACTGTATACTTATACAGTCGTCAGGCAAGAACATGTTCGTCTCACCTACTTCTCAGCATCCCTTCCATCGCACTTGCCGCCTTGGCTTTGTGCTCATGGTTTAGATGCATGTATCTCTGCATGCTTGTGGCGTTTTTCCAACCGCCAAGCTGCATCAGAGTGGTTTCCCCAGTCCCCGACATAATATGCCAAGACGCAAAGGTGTGTCGCAGCGAATGGAACACCGTTTCTTCGGGCAGATTTGCGTTTTTTACTGCATTTTTCCACGTCAGATTCGTCACTGAGGTTTGTCTTAACGGCGTGCCGAGAAGCTTCTCGTTCCTTACTTCGTCTTGAATAAAGACGTGCTCAACGCCCCTGTTCTTTATCCAAGTGTAGTCGCGAATCAGATCGTCCCGTTTTTCCTTATAGCGTCGAAGTATGCGCTGGGCATCTCGATTCATAGGGAAACTCGTCGCTTCACCGTTCTTGGTTTTTTTCGCCTTAACATAAACCGTCTTAAAGTCATCAGACAACTGGTCCCATCGGAGATTGCAAATGTTGGAGACCCTAAAGCCAGTGTTTAGGCAAAACTCTGCCATGTCAGCTCGCAACGGATCTAGCCACCTGATCAGCTCTCTAGCCTGCTTAGGCGTGAGAAACAACTCGCGCTTACCTTCAGGATAGCAACTGTACGTTGGCACCCTCTCGATAAACTCCTCCTTGCAAGCGTAGTGCAATACCGCTCGGAGGTACACGATGCGCTGATTGACAGAGCCATTACTCAGCACGCCCGCCCGATTTTTACACGGGCGCTTCCGCAGCTCGCTGATAAACACAGCCCCGAGCGCCTTTTGTTGAAAATTCTTGATAGGCAGGTCACCCCACCGATCAATCATCTCCCCTACAAATTCCTGAACCCGTAGGGTTTTTGCTTGATGTTTCCCAGACTTTGTAGGTTGCTCTAAGTACATTAACGCCACTTCTTTAAAAGTCATATCCATGTTGTTCTCCTTGTAAGGGGAGATCAGCAGCTCTGGTAATATACCGCATCACATCCCAAATCAAAAGCGGTTCGTTTGCGCCACAGGTGAACCACGCCTGCCTATTGAGCGCGGGATACGCTCCGGCTAATGCTGCGGAACCGGTTGATCATCAGATGAGGAGGAATCTGACGGGAATTCAACCGGTTCCGGCAGCAACTTCTTTGCTTGTGACACAGTGTGCTGAATGCCCACCTGTGCCATCTCTAAAACAGCGGCAATTAAAGCGACCCCATTGCCCGCCGTCTGGGCAGTGCCCAGCATCTTCTTGCAAGTGTCGTCAATGTCAGCCAAATCATAACCATGGCTGTCGATATAGATTAGTTGCGGTTCTTTACTTAGATCGGTCATCTTTTTTCCTCGCGTCGTGGCGAATGAGTTGATAGTTTCGTGGGGCGTCTATGGCTAAGCGTGCTTGAGGGACCATCTTCTCACTCACGACATCGCCACGACCGCACACATCGCAGTGCGGTTTGGTCCGCATAAAATATTCTTGGATACCCACCATGGACACGCCAATATCGGCACCCAAGTTAATTCCCTCATCACCCACAGATAAAAGGTGTTCAGAGATACCGTCAGCACTGGTCACGTTCACCAGTGCGTCTTGGTGTTTCGCTGTATCTCTGACACGCCTAATCCACAGGCGATGCTCAAATGTCCCCTCCAAGTCATTCGGATTAAGAAACTCGCCGCCATAAAGAATAGAGTCAACTGAGCGAGTGATGCGTAGGGGCATATTATTTTCCTTCGTTAAAAGGGCAAATCGTCATCGAAATCGATGTCGTTGCTGCTTGTAGCCGCAGGGCGAGCTTCGCCAGCGGGTTTGGTGGGTATCCAGTATTCAACGTTGAGCTGCTGGATGTTGCCGTCTTCGCCGAGCTGCTCGCTGACTTTAAGGTTGTATCGAAATGGCTGGTTGCCGTGCAGCTTTAGTGCTGCGTTCAACTCGGCAATCAAGTCGGCATCAAATTTCAGGAACCCGTCGTACTTTGGTACGTGGGCTTTGGTTGCCCAGTCGTACTGCTTGAGGCGGTTCCATTCTTCAATACGCCGTTCTTTTGGCATCGGGTACAGACGACCCTTGCCAGCTTTTAGGCTTTCAAACGCTGTTGGCTGTTTCATTACACTTCTCCGTGTATGATTTGGATTTGCATACTGCCCGTTGTTCGTCTAAATGAATCAATGGACTCGTCTTTACTTAATACCCCGTCTTCACCACCGAGAAAGTCAAACGCTTTGCGGTAATCGATTGGGGGCGTCTTCATAATCACCTTAACGGTGGTCTTGCCATTGCTGACAGAACCTTGATACCGCTGGGCAATATCTTTTTTAAGCTCTTCGCTCGACTTCGCGAGGATGTCTAGCGTCTCTAGCTCGTCACTTATTCGTGTCTTAATGTCATGTATTCTGTTCTGGACAGCCGTCAACCTGTTCAGGTCAGCATCGCTTTTAATGATCTCAGGCGCGTCAACCTCAATGGCTTTGACGTAGTTCGATCTTGAGACTTCGTCATCAAACTCAGCCTTTATCCAGCGGTGCCATGCGTGGTACAGGTCGAGTCGAGTGATCGTGCCCTTTTCAGGGAAGTGAGGCATGTACTTCCGGCTCACTAGCTCAGTCAGGAAGTCTTCCTTACGGTAGACGCGCTCGATGGTGTACTGAGGCTCAGCCGTCTCGTTTCTCGCGAGGTAACAAAGGAAGTCACACCAGTCAACGTCAAGCACTTCCATCTGCATGTACACTTGCATCAAATACATGGAGCGCTTGGGGTCAAAGACGCTGTAGGGCGCTTTAGTGTATTGCGGGAACGGACATTTTATTTCTATGCAGCCATCAAGACCCACCAGCCCGTCAGGGCTAGCGGCAAGGAAATTGTGTACAGGGTGAACGACAAGACCAGTCTCCTCAACCTTGTAGCCCTTGGCTACTTCAAGGAATGTCCTCGCGGGCTGTTCCATAAACTGACCATGAGCCACCGCCGGAACCATTTTGAATTCACTCTCCGCGCCAGCCAACGCTCTAACTTCTTGGCGGACTAAGTCGGCAGGCTTCATGTACGGGTGCTTACCTTCAAGCGCTGCGCAGACAGATGCTTTGATCTTCCCTGCGCGTGCTACGTGCCACTCGGGCGAGCCTTGAGCCGCTAAACTCATGCGAAGTCCTCCCAGCCGTTACGCTTGCACAGGTTTGCCCAGTTGCCGGTGGTGTCCGTCCAGCCTCTATTTTGTAAGCCCTTGGTGTAGCGACTGTAGAGGCGGTTCGCCGCTTCAAAATCTGTTGAGTCTTCGATTGCTGTTGAGTCCCAGAGCGACTGCACCATAATCATTTCGTCAGGCGCTGCATCAGGCGTAGCAACGGCATCTTCTTTTGCCTTGCCGTGAAGCCACATGCGATAGCCCAAGCCAAACTCGCCCAGCGCTTTCACGCGAGCACGCTGCTTAGCAGTGTTGACGTCCATAGCGGACGGAGAGGTTATGGCTTTGCCGCTTCGATGTATCGGCAGATAGGTCTGGTTGGTCTGCCCCCCGACAGTCATTCGGCATCGAACTTCAGCGCTGCCGTCATCAAAATAGTGGCATTCGCGTCCGCGATGATCTTCGGTGAATTCCCAAGTGTACTCAGGGAACACGCTCATCATTAACTCATGAGCTTTCATCCAAGGGAGGTAGGTGAGGACGTTGTCCCCGACAATTTCAGTTTCGGTACAGAAGGGTTTGACGTCTATCGCGGATAGCGTCGTCCAGATTTTACTGCGGGTAATGGGTACTGCTGCAAGCGTGTCCATGTATAGCTCCTTTAAATAGCTATACAGATTCTACGCCTACATCAGATTAATAACAACACTAATAGATTAATTTTAATTACTCCAGATATGTCCTGACGAGAGTTGCTAGTATAGATTGTTTGGGTGCTCGGTAAATTAGCGATGTCCCAAGCGCAGAGGGTATCTCTGCGCAGAAATGGTCCTTGTGCCACTGTTCGTACATATCACTTAACTCCTTGTCTGAAATCTCAGTTATGGGTGTTGACAATTCCATTGCCTCCTTAGCAATTTGTTTCATTATTTCTGGCTGAGCGCCTGTCCTATCACTTCCAAAGCATTGCCTGTATCACTTGCCGACAAAATTGCGGCAAACATCTTCGCAAATTGTTTGGGTGAGAGGGTTATCTCTGAGTCTATCTCAAATGTTTTTAATGTCTCGACTGCCGTAATAATTGCCTTATGACTGTAGGCAGTAGGTCTATCTTCGCCGTTGACCCATTTGTATAGGTCTATCTGGAAGGTGTCGCAAACCTGAATTAATACGACCGGATCACTGGGGAGGCTACCTCGGCACCAACCCTGCGCTGTCGCGGGGCTGCATCCGAGTGATTGCACCAAGGAGGCAGAACGCCCCCACTGAGGCACGCCTGCGATATCGAGCGCCTTATTAAACCAATCGGCTCGCTCTAACTTATTCATGGGATTTTCCCTCCTTTTTTTTATAGGTTTACGATCTTCCACTTTATTATGGAGATTACAACCTATAGGTGTAGATAATTTGAAATATATGTGCTTAGCGCGGCGTGCAACACGTCTTCGGTGGCTGAAGTGTTGCGCTACAGTGCCGAGATAAGGTCGCCTAAGGGGATTGATGGGTTTTGTTTTATTTCACCCGTGGCAACGGAGACTTGCAAAAACAAGTTGACCGGAACATAACTCCAAATTAGTATGTTCATCAGTAGATTAGGTTGAAGACACACGGATATGTATCAATGATTTATCGCCCCGCATCAAACAAGCAAGACCACTACACAAAGCTTCCCAACATGCTGTTACGCGGAGGCACATCTGCATCAATTGCTCGCAATGACGAACTTTCCCCAGGAGCGCTGGGTGTTCTCGTTTACTTGTTGTCGCATGTCGACGACTGGCAGATAACCAACAGGCAGTTATGCACGGTATTCAATGTTGGCGCAGCAAAAATCACAGCCATAACGAAAATGTTAGAGCTGGCTGGTTACATCAAGCGCATCCAACCCCGCAGCAGGACAGGCGAATTTGCGAAGTGGGATTGGCTGGTCACTGACGAGCGATGGATCTTCCCACCAGATAGCGGTTTGCCAGATGTGGTTTCGCCAGATGTGGATTTACCGGCGCCGGATAATCGAGAACAAAGAAGAACTATAGAAACCATAACTATTAGTAAAGAAGAAACATCATGGAAGCAGGCTCTCCTGAACAGTTGTCCTAGTGAGTCTCCCCGTGGTGCTTGGCAAGAGTGGTGGGAGTACAAGTTAAGCAAGCGGGGCAAACGCAAACCTGCTGAGCGAATGATTCGAGAACACACGGAGGATTTTAAAATTATGAAACGACATGGCTTCGATATCAGTGGTGTGGTTGGTTACGCGATTTCACGCGGGTGGGAACGTATCGGCAAACCAGATTGGCAAGCGCTAAATTGCTTCAAGGGTAACGACCGGCTAAACGATCTTTTGGGTGCTGTCAAATGATCGATATCAAGCAACTGTCCCAAGAGCTATCCCAGCATGCCGCTGCGATCTGCCATGAGCTTTACCCTGATGGCAGGATCGAGAGTGGATGTTTCAAAATCGGATCGACGCAGGGTGAACGCGGCAGGTCGATGAGCGTGTACTTGCACGGCGATCAGTCTGGCAAGTGGATGGACTTTTCGACCGGCGATGGTGGTGACCTGCTTGACCTTATTCAGATTTGTAACGGCATTTCCCTGACTGACGCGATGGACTGGGCGAAGAAACGATACGGTATCCGAGACAATAGCCCCGCTAAAAAAATTGCACCGGCGGAACAAAAAACCTACAACCTCCCAACCCCGCCCGCCAGAAATGCGAGCACCAAACTTCATGAATACATGGAGCGGGAGAGGGGGCTGCGCAACGTTGGCGAGATCTGCTTCCTGTTTAAAATCTACGAGACAGATGCCAAGGGCGGCAAGGATGTTGTGTTTCCGTTTTTCGACACGGATGGCAAGCAGGTATTCCTCAAGACCAAGCCCATCGACCACGATGGCAATCCGTCAACTCAGTCCAACTTGAAGCCTATTTTGTTCGGGTGGCAGGCAGTGCCAGCATCAGCAAGAAAGATCTGGATAACCGAGGGCGAGTGGGATGCGATTTGCTGCGCTGATCTTGGCTTTCCGGCGTTGTCTGTTCCTATGGGCGGCGGCAAGGGAGCAAAGCAGACCAAGTGGATAGCTAACGAGTACGAGAACCTCGCACGCTTTGAAGAGATTCTAATCGCGACTGATATGGATGAGCAGGGTGAGCTGGCAGCGGCAGAGATCATGTCGAGACTCGGCGACCGGTGCTACCGAGTGAACCTGCCGACCAAAGATATCAATGAGCTGCTCATCAAGGAGGGCTACGATCAGGCACGCTGGATGCTTGAGTGCGCGTATCAAGAAGCCCGCTGGCGAGATCCTGAGACCCTTAGGTCAGTGATGGATTTTGAGTCGGATATCGATGACTTCTTCGAGAATAAGATGGACGACACTCAAGGGTTTGCCAGCGGCTGGGAAAAGCTAGACGAGGAAGACATTAAGTTCCGCCCGAATGAAATGTGGGGAGTGTGCGGGATCAACGGTCATGGCAAATCGATGTGGCTTAACCAGCTTGCGCTGAACGCGGTTGAACAGTCGCAGAAAGTGCTCATCGCCAGCATGGAGATGACGCCCAAGGGCACGATGGGGCGAATGATTCGTCAGGCAGCAGGGTCAGAGAATCCGCCGCAGCCGTACAGGAAGAAGCTGCTCGAATGGATGTGCCCGAACCTGTGGCTGTTCGTTGACAAGCTGACGCCCAAGCCGGACGACCTCATGTCTTGCTTTGAATATGCATACCGACGTTACGGCATCAACGTCTTTGTGATCGACTCGCTGACCAACATGGTCAGACAAGACGACTATGAGGGTCAGCAGAGATTCATTGAGAAGCTGGTCAATTTCAAGCTGTCCTTCCCCGTCACAATTTTCTTAGTGACCCACGTCCGAAAGGGTGAGTCTGAATACGCAGCGCCTAACAAGTATGACGTTAAGGGCAGCGGCTCAATTACCGACCTGGCTGATGGATTCATATCTATCTGGAAAAACAAAAAGAAATCCGAGCACCTCGAACAGGCTGACATGCTCGGCGAAGAGCCGAACGTAATGTACGTGAAGCAATGGGACACATATCTAGAGGTGCTCAAGAATCGCAACGGCATGTATGAGGGGAAAGTTGGGTTTGAGTTCGACCCTGTTTGCTGTCAATACCGTGACCGGAAGGCTACCAAGCCCAAGTATTACATCACCTACTCGAAGGAGAATTAACATGTCATTTATGGACGAAGAAGACTTTGCGGCAGCCATTCGAGGCGCGGGCAAGGCTGTCGAGATAGCTGAGTGGGACTTGGCTAAAGCCGACGCCATAGAGAGGCGTACAGTGGCTGTAGTCATGATGAAAGCAGAAGCTGGAGGTGCGAAGACCAATGCGGCGCAGCTCAGGGCGGCAGACGAAAGCATGGAGACCTATGGCGCACGGCTTGATCGCGGCGTAGCCAAAGGGAAGCTTGCAGCGGCAAGGGCTGAGCTGATGGCTGCCGAGATTCAGTTCAAAACGTGGCAGACCAAGCAGGCAAGCGTCCGAATGGAGAAGCGAGTTTACGGCGCATGAAAGGACGCACCCCCACGGCTGAAGAGCGTCGATGGATGTCGCGCATTCAAGAGTTTGGGTGCTGTGTCTGCCGGAAGGTTTTTGGGGTCTTGACTCCGGCGGAGATTCACCACATCGACGGAAAGACAAAGGTCGATGCTCACCTCAAGAGCATTCCACTTTGCTACCACCACCATAGGTCAGGTGTTGATTCGGAGCAGGTCACCAGTCGGCACCCTTTCAAGGTGAGATTTGAGGATCGTTACGGAACACAGCTAGAGCTTCTGGAGTGGGTTAGAGAAAGGATAAATGAAGATGACAGAGCGGCACCTACAACAACTGAATCGCACCCTGCATGGCGTGCTGAAGGAGAATGAGGATATGAGTATTAATCTGGCAACACCCGAACAATGGGACGCGGTGACAAATCCCAAACATTACAAAAAATCAGCAGACGCGATTGAGTGTATAGATGCGACAAAAAGCTCGATGAATGCTGATCAATTCAAAGGTTATTTAAAGGGTAACGTCCAGAAGTACGTATGGCGTTATGAGAATCATCCTGACGGCAAGATAATAAGTTTACAGAAAGCCCAGATCTATCTTGGTTGGCTGATCGAGGCTGAGAGTTGATTAACGGTCGAGCTAAAGGTCATGCCTTCGAGCGCGAACTCATCAAGATATTTCAAGATGAGTTTGGCGCTTGCGCGTCACACCTGAAGCGAAACCTCGACCAGTACCAGACCGCAGGCAAGGCTGACATTGAGTTCCACAACTTGATGATCGAAGCCAAGCGCTATGCCAACGGATCTTGGCACAGGGCAGAGTGGTGGGAGCAGGCGAAGGTCTCAGCGGGCGGGACTCATATACCGGTCTTGATTTACAAGTATGACCGACAGCCGATCAGAATGGTTTTCCCGCTGTCTGTCATGACCGAGTATTCGATGAAGCCAGACGAGACAATAACGGTTGGTTGGCACACTGGGTTGCTTCTCATGCGTGAGCTGCTGGAGGTTCCTAATGAAGCCAGCGCAACTGAAGGCTGAATTAAAATTCGCGGCGAAAAAAATATACTACCCCCGAGTCGTCGAATACATACGGGCTAACCTTGAGCCTGAGTTTCATGACTTAGCACTAGCCTCTGTAATCTTCTACCTGCCTGACCAGATCCTGTCCTTGCCAACAAAGGAAGAGCGCAGGCAAGCTATAGACTCTATACCGACAGACGCTTACCCAGCTCACAGCAGGGATATGGTCGAGGCTGGCGTCAAGATACTGTGGAAGCGCAGATGACGTTCGCCAAGGATCTATCAACAGGCAACGCGGCTGAAGACAGGATTCTTGAGAGGCTCCAAGCAGCCTTTCCTTTGGCGTACAGAATGCTCGGCGTGCATCCTGACTTTGACATCTGGATACCTGAGCTGGCGAAGTCTGTAGAGGTAAAGCTTGATTTGATGTCACAGAAAACAGGCAACATTGTTGTTGAGTATTACCACAACAAAGCATCTGCTCTGACGGTGTCTAAAGCTGACTATTGGGTGTTTGATACAGGGGAGGAATTGCTGTGGTTTTCTCGGGAAGGGATACTTGACTGCATCTTGAGTGAGGGGATGGAGCCTGTCCGAATAGCTGGCCCATCGGACAGATTCGCGAAGTGGGCGTTCCTTATTCCTCTGCGGATTTTGCAGAGATACTCAGTTTCAGAGCGAGCAGCACAACCTTAGGAACTGGGACAAGGCGCTCACCTGTGCGCTTCCAGTTTTCTGCTGCGTGGAACGATACGCCTATAATCTCACTGACCTGTTTCGATGTCAGGTTGTGCTCCTTTATAAGCGCCAGATATTCATCATTCGTTGTCATTGTTCGTACTTCCTTTTTTGTTGCGCTGTTCCCATTCATTCTGTTTATCGTTAACAATCAGCATCGCGCCGTATAGAAGCGCCAGAAGGGCAGTGCCCATCAGTATTTGTAAGATAAGGAACGCCATTCTAGTACCTCTGCTTTGTAAGGGTAAAGGAGTGATTAAAAAAGACGCCGTCCATGGCATCGTAAAGCACCAATATGGGAATATTCTCATGAGTTATTGGCAGCCTCTCTCAGCGCCTCGATGAACTCCTTTCCCTTCTCCTTGGCTATCCGGTTGAGTTCCATCGATTCCAGCCTGCCGCGATTCCAGACCGCATGGTCGTCGCTGTAGTTATAATGCCAATCCGCCTGTGCGCATCGCTGTTTGAACTGTTCTATCGTCATGCTGCCCACTCCATTCCTAGCATCTGTTTGATTTTGTACATCGACGACTTGTACTTGTTCCGCCGCAGCTTGCCGCCATCAGCTCTGTAGAAGGCGTAAGGCTTGTCCTTGCAGACGTTCTTGATGCTGGTGTAGACGATGAACTCCTGCCCGTCGTCCTCAAGTGTTTGAAATGCGGACAGGCTGTGCGTCAAATGGATAGTTTGGCGCTGCTGCGGGTCGAGTTTGTAGATGTAGTATTTCATGCGCTCACCTTCAATATGTGGAATTTCAGGACAATATCCAAGGTCTTCCCGAGCTGGATTATTTCCGCTTTGGCAAAATCCTTGTTGACGTTTTCGTTGTCGAGCATGGTAAGGAGTACAGCCGCTAGGCTTTCGTAGGTGTTGTCTTGATCGGTCATGATTACCTCCTGCGGTAATAGGTTTACTAGGACGCCCATAGTCGGGCGTTTCGGCTGATAACCACTCAGCAGCTCATCGGCTAGCAAAAGCACAATTCCATGTTGCAAGGTTTGGGTAAGGCTAGATGACCTTGCGCACGCAATCCGCTGGCTTGGGGACTGTTTTGTCGTAATGCATAACGGCAGGCAGGTCTTCTGGTCTTACCCAAATGGTGATCATCTTGAGGTTCATCTTGTAGCGATCACCGGCTTTGGGCAGTTTGACTCTGGGCATGTAGCTCTTGTGATTGACGATGGTGGACACCGTGCGCTGGCTGGTTGCGTATTTCTTTGCCAGCTCCATCTGCCTGATATTTGTGTGCTGGTACTCATGCCGGATCATCTCGGCGGTTTTCATGGTCATGCGTTCTCGGCTCATGCTTCGTCCTCTTCGTCATCTTCGTCCTCTATTTGGGGTATTAGATTGTCCCATCCGTAAGCGATGCTCTGCTCTTCCACCCATTCGGCAGAGGTGTCGCCTAATTCCTCGGGCGTCCATAGAATTACGGCGTAGCCTTGATCGGTTAGTTCACGCAATGCGGTTAAATGTGCGGCGTTCATGCTGTCACCTCCGCTTTGTATCTAGCCAAGTCTCTCGCCGATGTTTTTATGTTGCTCTCCATTCTGTCGATCTTGTAATCAGAAAGCCCCGCAACAATTTCTCGAATTAATGTTTGGGCGCTATCCTGCGCGGCTATTTGTGCGTTGATGCCTAGTTGGGCGGAAGCGTGGTGTGAATTTTGCTCAGCCTTATATATCGCGGTTAAATCGTCGAGACTGAACTGCCCGATAAGCCGCTGCACTGCGCCTGAAATGATTTTTCGTTTGATTTCCATTTGATTGCCTCCTCGGCGATTTGGTTATCTAGGACGCCTCGCGGCGTTTCGACCGGTTACCGTCCGGTCTCGTCAGCTAGAATTTTTCGGGGCGGGGAAAAAGAACCCCTCCCCCTATGCAACATGCTCCAATAGGGAAGCACTACAGTTACCGAGCGGACACAGCAAAGCAGCCAAGTAGTGCTGGCTGCCTTAGATGACGGGGTGGGTGTTATTGCTTGGGATCGCTTTAAGTGCTAATGGTCTAAGTCTTGGCGACTCACGATCTGGCTTCGGTTAAGGTTTAAACGTCGCGCCACTCGCCATCAGCGTCTTTTACAACATTGACAGTGGGTTCCTGCACCTGAACCCAGCGGTTTTTTTGTTGACCATTTGCGTACCGAGAAGTCACGTCACTGTCCAGTCTCTCACCGGCTCGGTCATAGACCTCTTGGCAAAACGCGGTGCGCAGATAGGTGATTACTATGATGCCGCCTTTGCCGTAGTTCAGGCAGAACCAGCCAAGCTGAACGCCGTCACTCTTCGAGGCTATGAGGTAGTCCGCGCCGGTACAGGTCAGGGATTCGATAACCTCATCGCGACTGTCTGAGAGACTAATCACATTTTTATACGTGCCGTCGTTGACCGTAATGCAGGCGTCTCGGCTGAGTATTTCCTCGACCAAGTACTGGACGCCGACCTTGTCAGCATCCCAGTTTCCAGATTCTATTTTCATTATATAGCTCTCCTTGTGATTTTTGGTTTTAGTGTGCCACTTAGGCGGCTAAAACTCTATGGCTTGCAGAGTCTAGGGAAGCACTACCGTTATCGTCTAGATACTGCACAGCAGCAGATGCCTGCTTGGCTGCCTTGACGATATGCTTAGGGTCTGACTTGAGCGACTTGAGCCACGATTTTATGTATGACTCATGCTGCAAGCCTTCGTAGGGTAAACCTAGCAACGCACCGCCCATCGCGGCGCCTAGCTCTGCGACCAATTCCTCGAATGCGTAACCCTCAGAGCCAAAGGAGTTCAGGATCTGACGCTTGAGGCGTGAGGTGTGACCTGTCCAATGCACCATCTCATGCAGCAGGGTGGCGTCGTGGTTCGCCTCATCTTTAAAGGCATCGACTGACGGCATCTTGATGACATCCTGAGATGGGATGAAGCAGGCAGTATCACCGCCGTATTGCAGATTGATGCCAAGAGACTCAGCCAGTCGATTGACCGAGCCAGTACCGGCTGCCGGTGGGGTGTAAGTCTTGATGCCCTGTAACCCTTCGATCTGTGCCACGTTCCAGACTGGAAAGCACTTGTTAATGAAGCCGGTCTTGGCGTCTCCGGTGGCTTTGTCCTTATAGCTAGACCGCGCCATGAACCAGACATATTCGCACCCGCCGTTTTCGTCCTTGGATGATGGCACCTTGCCGCCTAGTGCAGTTGCCTGCTTGTAGGTCATCCAGCCATTGCTGCCCCACTTGGCGGACGCCATGCTGAGATTTATCCAGTTGATGCCGGAGTAAGGTCGCCCCGTGCTGGCATTGTGTGGCACGCTGCCGTCGAAAATGTGCGCCCACGGTTTGCGCCAGTCGCTGGCGTTTTCTAGGTTGGCGATGATTCGGTCAGTGACCACTTGAAACATGTCTTCATATTTGCTCATTTGTAATTCCATCATTGAATCCTCAGGTCTAAGTTGAAAAAAATGTGGCGGGAGAAACAAAACACCCCCCCAGTCCCGAATGCCCTCATACGTGATAACAGACCGCGTAACTGGTATATCCATGGATAGCCTTATACTGCCTGTCGAAGTGCTGACACTCTCGGGTGGGGAGCTGCTCAGCGAAATCGTTCATCCTGTCGACCAGCTTCGACTCTGCCCGCTCATGCCGCTCGCGCAGTCGCGCACCGTTGGCGCTGTGCTCGTCTTCGGTGTCCCATACTCGCTGGTGTGTCTCGAGCAGATCGCTGTAGCGGCGATCCAAGTTATAGAGCTGCTGGAATCGCTTGGTGTACTTCTCATGTAGTGCTTGCATGGTTGCCTCCTCGGCGGTTGAATAAATACAATAAAAGCCACTCGGTGAGTGGCTTTGATGTGCTTACTCAGTGAAAGCTGCGGTGATTCTTGATTGACCACTTCTCGATCACTGGCTGCCCATAGTCATCCGCGTCAACGACGATATAGGCGACCGTCTTTTTGACGTTGGCATACCGCCACCCAGAGTCATGCAGTGGTTTGAGCTGAACCCATACCCTGTGAGGGTAGTTGACTACCGGCAGCCAGCTATCGGCAGGGCTGTTCGGCTCATACTCGAAGTCGTTGCCATTGCTGAGCTGGAAGCTGCCTACCAGTCGCTGCATAACATCCCACGGTGCCAGACTCATAATGTCCCCCTAGTGATCGCGATGATCGCCATGGACATCAGGAAGGTGCACGCGATGACGATGCCGAATGACATTACCGTTACGGTTGCATATATGACTTTCTCAGTGCGGTTCTCAGTGCGGTTCATAGTGCCAACTCCCTTGACTTCAACAGTGATTTGCATGGTTGCCTCCTTGAAAGCTGCGCTGATTCTTCAAAGTCAATTCAACAGCTTCTATAGCGGCTTCGACCTGAGCGCAGTCCATGTCGTTGCACTTCATGAAGTCAAGGCTGTAAAGCAAAGCGCCCAGCACATCCTGCTCGTAGCGGCTCATAGTGCCAACTCCTTTGACTTCTGGGTGAAGGTGTAGCCCAGTTGCTTCATCAGCGCTCGGGTCTGGTCGGTCAGTGTTTTGGTGCCAGCAATGCGGGCGAAAGTGTCACCGACGTGACAGGTTGGGTAGACGTTGATAACGCCGTAGACATTTTTTACTTCGACAGTGATTTGCATGGGTGCCTCCTCAGGCGGGTTGTTAAGCGCCCTCATTGAAGGCGCAATTAGTGCTTACCATCCGCAGACTTCTGATTTCTGCTCTGCTTTTAGATCTCGGTATTCGTCCATTTCTTTTTTGACTTCATTCCAAGGCATCAGTCCAGACTTGCCCTCGAATTCCGAGTAGTGAATAAAGTCATTCCATTCAGCGCCCCCAAAACACTCGACAAAAATGTCCATTCCTTTGTCGTAATTTGCTTCGGCGTAGGCTTTTGCTTTATCGATAATCTGCTGTGCGTTCATGGTGCCTCCTCAGGCTAGTGTTTCGATCTGGCTGATCTCATCAGTGCGCCATATAAGACGCAGACACTTGAATGGGTCTTGCCGCTTCACCCGTCGCATCTGCTCTATCACAGTCTCTCGGGGTGCCCCTAGCCCTCTAGGTCGGATCTGGTAAATTACCAGACAAATGAAATCTACCACGGCTTAAATTCAGCACGCAAGCTTTTTTTGCATCTACGCGCAATTAATTTAATATGCGGGTATAATTTCATTCAAAGATAGCTACTAGTAGAAGGGCGGAAATTGGATGCGGACGTGGATATAGACCGGCGGCTTGACAGAATGGAAGCGAAGCTTGACGCGGTCGGCGAGACGCTTCAGCACTTGGCGAGAATCGACGAGCGGCTCACTGGCGGTCATAAGCGCATCGATGGGCACGACCATAGGCTAGACGCATTAGAGGTTCAGGTGCGGCTAGTAGATAAGCAGATGGCACAGAACGCAGGGCGCGGCATGGTGGTAGAGCGTGCGGCTTGGGTAGTGTTCGCGGCGATAGTCACCGCAGTGTCGAAATTTTTCTGATGCGGGAAAAACCCAACTCCCCCCCAACTCCGGCGCCATCACAGGAAGTAGATCAAATGCTAGTAGAGAGAGACACAGTAAGGGGAGACAACACCGATCAGGTTAAGCCTCTCAATCTACGTCAGCAGAAGTTCGTCGAGAACTATCTAACATCAGGCAATGCAACCAGATCAGCAGAGGCAGCAGGGTATAAACACCCAAACGTCCAAGCTTTCAGGCTGTTAGACAATATTAGTGTAAAGGCAGGCATTGACACCAAAAGGGCGAAAATGAGCAGAGATACTGAGGGTAGAAGGGAACGCTGGATCGAGCGGCTGGAGACACTCGGCGAGGATGCAGTTAGAGATGCTGACCGGCTGAGAGCCATTGAGCAGCTATTCAAGGCAGAAGGCTGGATTGCACCCGAACGAAAGGAGGTTGTCCAGTTTTCTGGGGCTTTCCTCGCTGATCTAGACCTTGATGAGCTAGAAGGCGGCTCTTTTGACGACACAATACTCAATGAAAACAACACGTTACAGTAGATAGGCATGGTCTTAGTAGGAAGATGCCCATCAATCGACCCCATCAGCACCGTAGATCGTGCATAAAAGGTACTGTATGCATGTACAGTAAAAGGATGGCAGGGGGGGGTAGTGGGTGGAAAATGGCGACGGTCGTGAGGGTGGTTCCATGGGGGGACTATCAGTAAATAAATGCAAATTTAGAGGTTCCCTTTTAGGGGGGGGCGGTCTTTCTCACCTCACTTTCCGAAAAAATCAGAAACCAAAAATTTGAAAATAGGAAATATTGAAAATGGCTACACCGGCAAAAGGGAAGGTAAAGGTCACCTCTAGCGGCAAGCGATCTGCCAAGACTGCTGGGAAGAAGAAAAGCCCTACGCGAATCAAAAAGGGTTAACCGTGGACGCTGTGCAATTACTGTCGCAGTTGTGGGCGCCTTTGGTTGGTGTGACGCTCCTGATTTATACGATTAGCAGACTGATCGGTGATGTGGAGACGTTGAAGAGCAAGGTCGAGGTTCTGTTCAACCTGTTCAACGCCCTAAAGGATAAGAAGGACAAGGACAACTAGAGGCTCTGTAAGGGCTTTAGGAGATGACATGGAGCAATTACTGATATCGCTTGAAACAGCCGCCAAATCGTTTGATATGCCGCTTGAGGTGTTCATCATTCCATTGGTTACCGTGTTGAGGTTTGGGGATCAGTCTTACTTCATTACCTCTGAGCTTGAGGATGCAGTTGGGTCGTTGATGGCAAAAGGCATTGCTTATGAATATGCGCTTCACCTCGTCGATTAGGGGGGGGGATCGTTATGAGAGCACCTTGCAAAAAATATATAAATATTGAGATTGAAAATGACTAATCACCGTGAGACTAGATATGGGAAGGGCGATGTACGCCGCCCAGAAGACCATAAAAAATTTAGCGAGAACTTTGACGCTATCTTTGGGAAGAAGAATGACCAGCGCAAAGAGCGGAAGTTTGCGCGTGAGGTAAAGCACTTGGAGGCGACCCGTGACAGAGATTGAGCTGCGTCGCTTTTGTTACCACCCAGAGGGCACGCTAGGCGTCTTAGACTGCAATGGCACCCGATACTACACGATAGAGCGTCCGTGGCTTGACAACGCTCCTATGATCTCCTGTATCCCTGTGGGGACCTACCAGATGGGCTGGCGTGAGTCGCCACGGTTTGGTTGGACGTGGGAGGTTAAGGACGTGGAAGACAGGACGTTTGTGTTAATGCATGTGGCTAATTACCCCAAGGATGTGCAGGGCTGTATAGGGTTAGGGAAATACCTCATGGGTGACCGTGTCGGCGTTAGCAAGAGCAAAGACGCTGTGGCTGCCTTTGAGGAGCAGATGATGGGACTTGATTGGAAATTGACTATAAAAAATGCAATGTATGCGGCGCTGACAAGTTACTAACGTCATTTGTTCGTAACAGCGGCAGGTGCAGCCAGTGCAGGTATGAAGCGGACAAGAAGCGTCACAACGCAACCTTGTCTGGATACCTGACCATGCGTTTAACGGCTTTAAAACGCCGCCACAAGAACGCTAGTTACCCTGGGGTCCCAGTATCCCTAGACGATTTACTCAAGCTATACGACGATCAGAGGGGTATTTGCGCCATTTCTGGCATCCCCATGCACTATACGCACAAACATTCAGACATGTCGATCAGTCCAGACAGGGTTGACCGTGACAAAGGCTATGAAGACGGCAATGTCAGGCTTGTTTGTGTCCGGGCTAACTTTATGAGAAGCACTTTAGACGACGAAGATTTCGCGTGGTGGTGCCGAGCGGTGGTGAACAACCTTGGAATTTGAGCAAGCGGCAGCAAAACTGAAGAAAAACTTCCCTTTGTACGCGAAGAACGTGCTGAAAATTGTCGATAAGACGGGAGAAAGGCGCGCATTTGTGTTGAATGAAGCCCAGCTTTACGTCCATAACAAGCTGGAAACGCAGTTAAAAGATCAGGGAAACATCCGTGCGCTGGTGCTAAAGGCGAGGCAAACGGGCATATCGACGTACTCGCAGGGTCGAAACTTCTGGAAAGTGACGCAAAATAGAAACGCCAATGCTTTCGTGCTGTCTCACTTGGCGGAATCCACCAACGCTATTTTCAACATGGTCAAATACTTTTATGACAATGTCCCCCATGCAGCTTTTGCGCCTCCGCTCGCTTCTCAGTCCGCGTCAACTTTGGTATTTGAGGAGATCAATAGCCGCTACCGCGTTGGAACAGCCCGCTCGACGCAGACTGGACGGGGACAAACAAACCGATTTGTCCACGGGTCAGAAGTTGCCTTCTACCCCCAAGGATCAGACATAGTCGCGGGTCTCTTGCAGACTGTCGGCGGAGTCAACACCGAGGTTATTCTGGAGAGCACGGCGAATGGTGCTGGCGGATGGTTTTACGATCAGGTCATGAAGTCTCTGCGGGGTGAGTCCGAGTGGATCACCTGCTTTATACCGTGGTTCTGGATGCCTGAGTACCGTAGGACCCCGTCTCCATATTTTGTGGTTACGCCCGAAGAGTACGAGCTTGCTAAGCGGTTCAATCTAGACGATTCCCAACTGGCTTTTCGGCGGGCAAAGCTGGACGAGCTGGGCGGGACTGATTTGTTCCGACAGGAGTACCCGTCAACGCCGCTAGAGGCTTTCTTGACGTCGGGCAGGTGCTTTGTTGAGGACTCCCACTTAACAAACAGTGAGAACGATTGCTACACGGCTGATTTTAAAGGGGAGATTCGCGGAGGAAAGATAAGCGACCGGTCCTATGGACCATATCAAGAATGGTATCCCCCTCTTGGCGATGACAACTACGCCATTGGCGTAGACGTTGCAGAAGGGTTGGCATACGGCGACTACAGTTGCGCTCAAGTTCTTGATTCTCAAGGCAGGCAGGTAGCGTGCTGGCATGGTCATATAGACCCATGGGAGTGGGGCAATGTGGTCGCCCAGATAGGGCAGAGATACAACAACGCTTACGTTATCGTCGAGCGAAACAACCACGGTTTGACCACTCTTCGCAGGCTGATGGAGCTTAGTTACGGCAACCTTTTTGTCGAGCATTCTGTCGATGGGGCTTACGCTGACAAGGCGACCAAACGCGGTGGTTTTTTGACCACCTCAAAAACAAAACCGCTCATCATTGACAACCTCGCAGCGCTACTGAGGCAGGGTCAATCTGGCATCAGTGACATTGAATTAGTTAATGAATTACGCACGTATGTCATTGATGATAAAGGGGCTTTCAATTCTCAGCGGGGGTGCTATGATGACCGTGTGATGGCTTACGCTATCGCCCTGCATGGACTTGCCTCAATGCCTCGCCCGAGGTACAGATCGACAACACGTCGGTTTAAAACGGTTGATTCTGTTGCAGGCTATTAATGATTCAAGATCCATATGAAGAGGAAGGTGAAGCCAAGTCCGAAGAAGCTGATGGGGTGCAAGATCAAAGCCTCCAAAGCTTAGGGCATAGGCTCGCCAGCACTTTTCAAGAATACAAAGACGCTCGTAAAGAAACTGAAAACGAGTGGCTTAAAGACTTGCGCCAATACAATGGTCAATATGAGCCGGATGTTTTGGCTCGTCTTAACGAAAGTGGTGCCCGCTCAAAAGTTTTTGTTGGTCTGACCCGCACGAAAGTCATGGCTGCTTACAGCCGTATAATCGATTTGATATTCCAGCACGGTGACCCAGCGTTTGCCGTCCATTCTACTCCCGTTCCCGAACTTGATCCGATGCAAGCCATGCAGATGCGCCAGCAAGCGACCCAAGAGGTCATTGCCGCATCGCAGATGATGGACCCGAACATGAATCAAGACCTGATCATGGAGCGGATGAAGGAGCTGGAGGTTGAGTTAAAGAAGGCTGAGAAGCGCGTGGCTGAAAAAGCCGCCGAAAGCATGACCATCGATATCCTCGACCAGATGATTGAAGCCAATGCCGAGATGAAGCTCAAGGAAAGTATCCTTGAGGCGTGCATCTTCGGCTCTGGAGCGGTCAAGGGCGGCACAGTCCGCATTGATAAGAAGCAAAGCTATACAAAGGTAATGGACCCCGAAACAGGTCAAATGGTTCACGCGCTGGCTATCATCGAGACCCCAGCACCTGAAATTGAAACCGTTAGTATTTTTGACCTGTACCCTGATCCGTACTGTACGACTCTTGATGACTGCGATGGCTTGTTCCGGCGTCATGTATTGACCCGACGCCAGTTCAGAGAGCTTGCCGATCTTCCAAATTTTGACTCTGGAGTGATCAAGCACATCCTTAAGATGAACCGTAGCGGCAATCATACAGAGGAAGACCACGAAAGAACTCGCCGTAGGATTGCGGGCATCCACGACCACTCAGAGTCAGGACGGTTTTCTGTCTTGGAGTACTGGGGCACGGTTGACGGTTACGAGCTTGAAGAGCACGGGATCGAGATTGAAGAAGATGACTTTTCAAAGGACTACAGCGCCTGCGTTTGGATGTGCGACTCAAAGGTAATTAAGGTCATGCTTAACCCAATATCGGGTTACACGATGCCTTACTTTATATTCCCTTACGAAAGATCCCCGCACCAATTTTGGGGCACTGGCGTACCTCGCATGATGCGTGACTCGCAAGGAACCATGAATGCCGCCATTAGAATTTGGCTAGACAACATGGCGCTATCCTCTGGTCCGATGATCGAGGTAAATACTGACCTGTTGGCTGCTGGCGAAGACCCGACTGACATCCATCCGTGGAGAGTTTTCCTGCGGCAAGGCGGCGACGGCTCTATGCCCGCTGTCCGCTGGTATCAGCCTGTGGCTAACGCCAACGGGTTGAACCAAATAGTAGAGATCTTCCGAAGATTTGCCGACGAGACTACCAGCCTTCCAAGCTATACGCATGGCGAGCAGGGGCAAGGCTTAAATCGAACAGCAACCGGTATGTCTATGTTGATGGGTGCGGCTAACGTTGCGCTTAAATCGACGATTAAGAACATCGATGACTTCTTGATGGAGCCACTTGTCACCGCATTGTTCCATTGGAATATGGAGTTCGGAACAAACGAAGGATCAAAGGGTGATCTCAAGGTAGTTGCAAGAGGCAGCACGGCACTTGTGCAGAAGGAAGTTCAAAGCCAGCGGTTGCTGCAATTCCTTTCGCTCGTCTCTAACGACTTAGATACTCCAGTTATAGATCGAAAGCAGCTACTTCGTGACATTGCTACGTCAATGGATATCAACCCAGAAAAGATACTCAAGTCTGAAGAGGCGCTACTGCTTGAACAGCAACAACAACAGCAACAGCAACAACAGCTACTCCAAGCTCAAATGCAACAAGCAGCAGGCGCAGGCTATCCTCCGCCTCAAGGCGGGGGAGGAATGGACCCTAATCAGGGACCTCCTCAAATGCCGTTTTGATGATGCTGTTGAGCGTTTAGAGCAAGCAGATGAAAAGAATTTTAAGTTCGAGCAAGGTCGCCTCCATGAGTTGCGCAACATGCTTGAACTTGAAGAGAGCGCGAAAGCGCTATTAGACCAACTGAGGACCCCTAAGCGGAAATCCTCCATTGACTAACGGACATCCCAAATTGGGACCCTAAGGAAATACGAATGGCTAAGAATGACCCAGAGCAACTAGAAGCAGAAGCAAGATTGTTGGTGGAACAAATGACTAACGCTAAAAAAGGAATCCGAACGGCAGCGCAGCCGGATGAGGACACTCCAGAAGAGCAGCAGGAAGTGTTTCAGGACGCCCCCGATCCTACGGACAAGGCAGAGACAATAGCTTTCGAGGACGCAGATCAACATCCTGAACGCGGCGAGGATGAAGATTTGAGGCTCGCCTTAGATAAGGCTGAGAAAGCGATGAAAGGTGCTCAGGCGAGAATGACCAAAGCTACGCAAGAGGCAGCGGACTTGAAGCGGCAAAATGCCGACCTGTTCCGAAGTCTTACCGAGCTTAAAGGTCAGCTTGTAGATCAGAAGCGCGACGACAACAAGCTTGCTCAGTTAAGGGAAGATTACCCTGATCTGGCGGGTCCGTTGCTCGACGAGCTAAAGAGAACACAAGACGAGGTATCAAGCACGCGAAAATCTTTGGCTGAGCAAGAACAGCGCAAGTCTGAAGAGGTGGTAGCAGAAGCTCAACAGCGACATTTTGATCGCATTAAGGCAGTCCATTCTGACGTCGAAACCCTAGTGGAAACGTCTGATTGGTACAACTGGCTTGAGGATCAAGATTATCAAACGAAAGAGTGGATACAAACCGGCTCCTCTAACGACGTAAACAACGTTCTAGACCGCTTTAAGATAGACGTGGGAATGGTAACTCAAACGCCGCAAGAGCGGGCGCTAGAGAGAGCGAGGTCGGTTGCAGAACCTAGACTTCCAAAATCTCGAAAGCCCATTTTGAAGGGTGATAAGAAAAGCTGGTCCGTCGACGAAATCATGCGGATGCCTAACGAGTTATTCGAGAAGCATCAGAATGAGATTCTACAAGCGATGGAGGGTGGCTCAATTCGCCGATAATCTCTTGTGAGGTATTAAAATGGCTTTTTCTCAATTTTCAACGGGTACTAATTCTGAAGTAAACTTTATTCCAGAAGTGTTTAGTAAGCTTTTACAGGCTAAGTTTTATCGAAAGTCTGTACTGCCTGCTATCTCTAACACCGACTACGAGGGTGAAATCTCTGGTCAGGGCGATAAAGTTATCATTCGTACAGTACCTGCTGTAACTATTAACGACTATACCGGCACGATCACTACTCAAGAGCTGACTACCGCCAAGGTGGAAATGCTCATCGATAAAGCGAAGTACTATAGCTTTAAGGTAGATGACGTACTGGCAGCTCAGGCTGACATTAACATGCTGGAAGCTGCATCTACTGATGCTTCTGAAGGTATGCGGATTTCAGTTGAAACTGACGTGTTGGCGGCTGCCGTAACTGGTGCCACCACAATCGGTTCACAGACCACGATAACTGCCGCTAACATTCTTGCGAATGTTCTTGCCATGGCGCGTGCTCTTGACGAGCTGAACATCCCTGAAGAGGGTCGCTTCATCGTTCTTAATCCGGCGCAAATCAGCCTGCTAAAGCAGTCTGAACTTCGTCAGGCTTACTTGACCGGTGATGGCACGTCTGTATTGCGTAACGGCAAGGTTGGCATGATTGATCGCTTCACTGTATTTCAGTCAAACATGCTTTATACCCCTGCAACTGGTACTGATGCGGGCTTTGCCCACGTTCTTGCCGGTCACCCCAAGGGTCTCTCTTTTGCGTCTCAGTTCACTAACACTGAAACCGTGCGCATGCAGGATACCTTCGGCGATCAGGTTCGTGGTTTAAAAGTATTCGGCTCTAAAGTCGTTACTCCAGACGCATTGGTCGTGGGTAAGTGGAACTAAGTGTTTAAGGGGGGGGGTAACCTCCCCCATTTTCCCAGAGATTAATTATGACAACGCCACTTAAGACTAAGAAAGATCAAGTTTTCGAGGAAGCGAAAGATAAGTTCCAAGTGAAGCTTGACCGCAGACTTACTTTAGATCAGCTCAACGAGCAAATGAAGCAGCTCCAAAGAACTGGCGGGAAGCCTGTTGAGGCAGAAAGGATGCCAGTGCCAAAGTTAGTGAAAAACGTCATTACTGGGAATGTTTTTGAGTACAACCCGATTTTTAAAAATAACCCCGATTTACAGATAATCGAATGGGAGACCCCTAATGGCAACGACTAAAGTAGTAGATATCTTGGATCGGGCTGGAATTATTCTACAGGATAATACAAACGTCCGATTCCCTAAAGCTGAGCTTCTGAAGTTTTTTAATGATGCTCAGAAAGAAGTAGTCCTACACCGCCCAGATGCGGCGATGGTTAATACAGCATTTGACTGCTCGACAGGCAGTAAACAGACGCTTCCAAGTGCAGCGCTGCGTCTTATTGAAGTAGTTAGAAACGTTGCTGGAAGAGCGATTACGCAGGTCCAGCGCCGTATCCTTGACGAGACTTTGCCGAATTGGCATGAGACTCCGGCAGGCACCAATGGCATCGAGCATTTTGTATATGATCCTGCCGACCCAAAGAATTTTTACGTATATCCTAAGGCTGCGACCGGAACCCATTCCCTTGAAATCGTATACAGTTCGGCTCCGTCTGAGATTGTAATATCCAACTTCACCAGCGATACGACTGTGATTGCGCTTGATGATGTGTACGGCAACTGCATCCTTGACTACGTGCTGTACCGCTCGTACCAGAAGGATTCGGAGTTTGCTGGAAACGCTCAGCGGGCAATGATGCACTACCAGAGCTTTGCTAACGCATTGGGCGTCAAGACCCAGGCTGATGGTGCGACCACTCCGATGCCTACGGGTTATGGTGCTGCTTAATGAAGTACATCGACTTTGCTCCGTATATAAGACCTGAAGCTCAGGGTTGCCCAGATTTCGTTATGGAGCGTGCCGTAAGGGACTCCGCAACTGAATTCTGTCAACGAACTGATATCTATGTACCGGAACCCGAATTCATTACCGTTATTGCTGGGGTTAATGAGTACGCGGTATCGCTGCCTTCAGGGACGGAGCTTAATCACATCATTGACATCTTTGATGACAAGACGGCATTGCAGCCTGTTAGTTATAGCGTGCTGCTGCTTAAGCTCGGAGACGAGACTACGCGAGGAACCCCAAGGTACTACGCACAGCGTGACAACTTGGATTTCTATTTAGCTCCAATTCCGTCAGCCGTTGATTCACTTAGGGTCCTGTATAGCGTTAAGCCGTCACCCGCCAGTACGTCCATTCCCGACACAATAGGGAAAGAGCACCGAGAAACGATTGCTCGAGGAGCTTTGTTTAGGCTGCAAATGATGTCTGGTCAGCCTTGGCAGAACCCAAATGCAGCGTCAATTAACAAGCAGTTGTTTGAGTCAGAGGTTGGGCGGACTGTTCGTCAGGTTAAATACGGTTACTCCGGCGGCTCATTAACAGCTAAATCGAGGGCGTTTATTTAATGGCATACTCACAAACAATTGATTTGGTTCAAGGCGACCAGCTACCTGAGCTTGAGGTTACCCTCAAAGACTCTAACACTGCGGCTTCCGGTTTGACCCTCGACGCCGACAACCCAGACACGTTTGCAGCGTTAGATTTGTCAGGCGGCGTTGTCCGCTTAAAGGTGAGGGCGGTAGGTTCATCGACGTTAGTGGACACTATCGTTGGAACCGTTACAGATGCTGTAGGGGGGAAGGTTGTGTTTATTTTTGACAGTGACACGCTTGCATCAAGTGGAGTTCTCGAAGGCGAAATCGAATACACCGACTCGGCAAACAGACCCCAGACAGTAGTAGACCTAATTAAGTTCAAAGTTCGCAGCCAGTTCGGGTAAGGGCTAATGGCTATACGAGCAGTAATAACGTATCGCTCGTTATCAGCGACCGCTAGACACCGCCGGTTAAGCCTACAAGCTCGCGTTCCGCGAGCGTCTATATTTATTCGCGATACAAAACTAGATGCTCTGGCGTCATACACCAAGCTAAGTTCAAGAATAAGCTTCAGAAGCCTTGAGGCTGAACTTAGTTGGCGCAACCTTTTCCTCTTTGATATTCATGTAAATGCGGACCGCAGTGTCTGGTTTTACATAGATCAGTTCGCTTTTTCAGACGATACGTCTTTTGAAGTTAATAAGAGTCGTCAGGACGCCTTTTACAGCGTGGATAGTCCTGTAATATCTATAGGCAAACGCCGTACTGACCGTGTCGGTATCGTTGATGCGGCAAGGATGTCGTTTCGCACGACAAAGTCAGACGCTACATTGCTTGGTGACGTCGCGCATTTCTCATCGACAAAAGTTGTGGCTGATGTCGTGAATCTCGCAGACGAAGTTCACACGCTTCTTGAGTTTTTGCGGGCATACTTGGACACCGCGTCTTTAAGTGAGGCGATTAGCCTTGAGCCAGAAAAGGTTGCAGACGATAGCGTTGCCTTTTCCGAACAAACAAGGTTTAGCCCCAATAAGGGCGTTCTCGACAGTATGTCTATGGTCGAGGCTCCAGTGTTTAGCGTCATTAACAAGCCCTATGATCAGTTTGCGCTGCCGGATCAAGTTGCCTTTACTCGCAGCCCGTATAACTTTGAATACTTTCAGGATGGCAATGTAACCAACGTTACAGGCGAGCCTACCGATACCTTTGGGCTGTTTGATTCAGCCGCTTTCTTCACCGGAAAAGCCCTGTTTGACGTGTTCTCTTTGGACGACTTCTCGCAGGTCGATAAGTATGTTTCCGGCGTTAAGGCTAACGTCTACTCAATGGTTGATGACGCTGCGTTCGGCTTTGCAAAAACGCTAGACAATGACAGCTTTTTAGCCACTGATCAGCCGTTCTTTAACTTCTCGAAAGCCAGATCTGATGCTAGCTCCTTGCTGGACAACCTGACTTATAGCCTTGGGAAAACGGTATATGACAGCAGCTTTCCAGTAGTAGATCAGGCTGCTTTGGCTCTTTCAAAGGTAGCTTCTGACTCCAGCCAAATGCTCGACTATTGGACGTTGGATCTACAAAAAAACCTGTATAATCATAGTGTTGTGTTTGTTGAGCAGACGTTTTTTACTTTGGTAAAAGCACCGTTTGACTCTATAATAACAAGTGATTCACCGTCTTTTGCGGCGTCTAAGCCGGTGACCGATATCACATCATTAACCGACGCTGCAACACTGTTCCCACGGATAGGTAAATCGGACAGTACTAGCATGACGGATGACCTTGTCGTTGAGCAGCTTGTATCTTCGGCTCTACTCAACTTCGGTCTTCTAGGAAATGCAATTTTTAATGCTGATTAAACCGGAGACCTATCATGATTCACGAAACACTGACGCTTAAAGGGCGTCTTACTGTCGAGCTTACGGGTCCAGATGGACTTGTAAAGTCGACTCAAGAAATCCCAAACCTAGTAGTTACTGCCGGAAAGAACTTTGTTGCTTCTCGCATGGCTGGCACGTCCAGCAGTGTTATGAGCCACATGAGTATAGGCACTGACCCAACTGCTGCTTCAGCGGCAAACACTACGCTTGGTGGTGAAGTTGCTAGAGTAGCTCTTACTAGCACAACCGCATCAGGCAATGATGTGGTTTATGTAGCTACGTTCCCTGCTGGTACGCCAGCATCAGCAGCGGCAATCGTCGAGGCTGGAATTTTTAACGCATCCACGGCGGGCGCTATGCTCTGTCTGACCAAGTTCTCTGTAATAAACAAGGGAACTCAGGATTCGTTGACAATTACTTGGACCGTTACAGCTAGCTAGGAGCCTTTATGGCAATTCAGTTCTCGAACCTAGCTAGCACAGTGCTGGCTAGTGGCGTTTCCAATTCGGCAACGTCTGTTAGTGTAGCAAATGCGTCATTGTTTCCTTCATTGGGAGCGGGTGATTATTTTTACGCGACCATTGGTTTAGGATCTGGATCTGAAATTGTCAAGGTCACGGCGGTATCGGGAACAACCTTTACCGTTGTCAGGGGGCAAGACAATACGTCCGCTGTGAGTCACCTAAGTGGCGCAGAATTGGCTTTGCGCGTTACGGCTAAGTCACTTGAAGATATTCGCGATTCCGTAGGCACTGCCATAAGCAATCTGGTAGACACGGCTCCTGCTACGTTAGATACGTTGAATGAACTAGCAGCAGCTCTTGGTGATGATCCTAACTTTGCTACTACGGTTGCAAGCTCTATTGCCACCAAGCTGCCCCTTGCTGGCGGTACGCTGACCGGCACGCTTGCGATGGGTGCTAATGCGATTACTAGTACAGGAACTATCTCTAGTGGGGCTATAACCAGTACAGGTTCTTCAACTGTAGATACCTTAACAGTTGGCACTGGAAGTAACACTGGGGTTTTAAATCTCAAAACTTATGATGATGCCGCAAACACATGGAATCTTTATGTGTGGAATGATGACACTCTGCGGTTTAATTATAACGGTGCGGGGGCAGATGAATTTGTTTTAAATAGCTCAGGTAATGCAACTTTTACAGGCACTATCTCTAGTGGGGCTATAACCAGTAGCGGATCTTCACAATTACAGGCTTTGACAATAAAGGGCGGTGCAGCCACAACAACAGAAAGCGTGTTGACCTTTGAAAACTACGCTGACACAGCGCATATAAAAAGCAAATACACAAATCCTAGCGCAACTGCTGAAACATATTTAGCTTTTTATACAAATAAATCGGGAGAAACCAACGGAACTGTGTCAGAAAGCATGAGGCTTTCAGGTAATAATTTAAGTGTTAATGGCACAATCTCTAGTGGGGCTATTACAGCGTCCAGCTTCAAAGACTCAGCTGACGCTACCTATTACGCTGAATTTGCAAATACCACACTTAGTGGAAAGTTTAGACAGTTTGTTGTAGTTGGTGACGGTACACAGGGAGCGACAAACGATGGCAGTTGGGGTGCAAGATTAAATGTAACAGATGATGTTCACGCTAAAATTGAGGTCAACCAAGACGCAAACTCTATGCGATCTCATTGGTATGCTCACACTGGTCACGACTCAATTAAATTTGGCACATCTACAGAGCATGATGTTGAGATTGTTAGAGGCAATGCTACTAAAATAGAAGCGCAGTCTGATGGTGCAAATATTACAGGCAATTTGAAAGTTGGCGGCGTTGTAACAATAAACTCTAGCCGTCAGTTACGGTCTATAAACGCTATTTACAACACCAGTGACGTTCAGATAATGGATTTGAGTCACGTTACTTACACCATCCTAAAAGACCCAGAAGGTTCAATCAGAATGTATCTGGGTGATACAGGTGATGCAGGAAACTATTACGATAATACCGCGCATAACTTTAGAAATAGAGCGGCGGCGGCTCAAGTTCAAATTAGCGATGGCGGGGTAAACTTACAAAATACTTCTGCCACTTACAAGGTTCAAGGAACCACAGTAATAGACTCTAGTAGAAAGTTTTACTTTGAGACTGAGCTTCACGGTAATAGTAAAAAGATATTTAGCACTGGTGACAGCTACCTAAGAATAAACCAAGGAAGTGAGTTTAGTTCTGGCATATGGCTAGGCTCATCAACCCTTATGACTTCTGATGGTTATATAGCCGCAGGGAGTAATGGCGGCACAACAACCTCTCGCGTTTACATTAAGTCAGGGACATACAACGGCACGAACGTCATTGCGATAGATGGGACTGATGGGAAGATACAAGGTTCTTATTACAGAGTTGGCACCACCACAGTAATAGACTCAAGCCGCAACCTGACTAACATCGGCACTATTTCTAGTGGGGCTATAACCAGTAGTAGCACAGGGTCATTTACGGGTAATGTATCTGCTAATGGCGTTACTATCGGAGCATCTGATGTAAGAAGTGGTAGTAACCTTTTGACTATTGGAGGCACCTCAGAGGTAGTCAGGATTCATTCTGGTAATTTTGATCTAACGTCTGGCGAATTAAAGGTTGGCGGCACCACAGTAATAGACTCAAGCCGAACCCTAACGGCAATAGCGGCAGTAGATAGCAATTTATACTTGGCAAGTAATAGGGCTTTATCTTCCTCTACTACGGGCGGAACCGCTCGCATTCTATTTCCGGGAAATGGATCACATGCACAAGGAGGTTCTACCGCAACTGGAGCGATAAAAATCGTACTGCCTGTCGGCATGACCAACACAATGGTCACTATAAAAGGAATAGTGTACGAGTACTCCACCAATCGGTCTTTTGAGTTTTGTGTAGGGGGATACAATTATCCAAGTGGCAATACATGGCAACATAGTCCGTTTGGCTACATAACAACTTCAGTATTAAACACTAGAACGTATAATATAAGATTTGGTTTTGATGGATCTAAGGCTTGCATTTATATTGGAGACACAAACACTGTCTGGTCTTATCCACAGGTATCAATTACAGAATGCACCGCCGGTTATAGTGCTTACGGCGCTAGCAGTTGGGATGACGGTTGGGACGTATCTTTTGAAACGACCCTTCAAAACGTAACTCATACCATATATGCCGCCGACGCTAACTCTGGACACCAAAGAGTTTTGAATTTTGATGCGGCATCTTTTTCTGTCGGCACTACCACCGTTATAGACGTCAGCCGTAACCTGACTAACATAGGCACTATCTCTAGTGGGGCTATTACCAGTACAGGCACAGTCTCAGCAACAGGCGGCAACTCCACCAACTGGAACACAGCTTACACGGTAGCAAATGCTGCGCTACCAAAAGCTGGTGGTACGCTGACTGGCAACCTTAACACTTCAGGTTCTGGTAATTATGTTCTTATTGGAGGTTCTGAAAGTAATAATGCGTATAACACAGTCCCCGCCACTACTGGGCTTATGTTTGGTGGGGCTAATGACCCTAACAACTATTCCATCGGGACGAGTTCACAAGACATAGGCGGTAACTACACCAAGCTAAATATTAAGTGGCATACCGGATTGCGATTCTTTTCTATGCCACAGTATGGAGGAGCCAGATTCTATTCTGACGCTGCAATGACTACTGAAACTTTCAGTATCAATAACCTAGATGGGCATGTTCGCGTTAAAAACAATCTATATGCGAATAATGGACAGCTAGTCTGGAACGCAGGCAACGACGGCTCAACCTCCGGTTTAGACGCTGACTTATTGGATGGTCAGCAAGGTTCTTACTACTTCAGCTCGGCTAACTACCCAGAGCGAACGAACTTCGAGAATGTCTATAACAACCTAAGTACAAGCACGGGTGCTTCAGCTAACCTTAATACTGTTTTCCAAAACTCGAGGTCAGGATTTATCGACTGTTGGAGTGGGACCAACCTTCCATCTGGCGCAAGTCACGTTCAAGGCATTCAGGCACGACATCAAAGCGGGGATCACTACGGGTTTCAACTGGTTAATCAATACAGCCAACAGCAGGTGTGGCACAGGCAAGTTAGCAATAGCACCTTTGGGGCTTGGAATAAAATTTGGTCTAGCTCAACTGACGGCTCTGGCTCTGGCTTAGATGCTGATCTTTTGGATGGTATTGATTCTAGCGCTATTGTCTACGGTGCTAGCGGATACGGCACTACAAATCTTGGCTTTGCTTCGATGACTAATCAAAAGTCAGGTTTTTACGATACTGTTAGTAGCGGCACACCTACAGCAACTTGGTACTCTTTGGTAAATATGGCGCATTATGGGGCGAATCATGGACATCAAATTGCTGGTTCGTTCTACTCTGCGGGAGATTTGTATAACAGAAACAATAGTAACACTAGTTTAAGTGCATGGGCAAAAATATACAATACAGCTAACGACGGCTCAGGTTCTGGCTTAGATGCTGATTTGTTAGATGGGATGCAAGCACATACTGGCAGAAATAATGAAGCAAACAAGGTAGTTCGTACTGACGCAAATGGCTACATTCAAGCTGGTTGGATTAATACCCCCTCAGGAAACCACGCAAGTACTATTACAAGAATTACCGCGAGTAATGATGATTATTTAAGATATGTTACTCCCGCTCAGTTTAGGGTGCAAGTAATTGATGGATATTATCTGCCTATCGGCGGGACTGCTGCCCGTGCCACTAGGGGCAATGGTAGTTTCTATTTGGACGATAACTACGGCAACAGTATTATTGGGGCGTACTCTTCCACCAGATACCAAGGCGTTTACTCTATGGGTAGCGCATACGTATTACCCGCTGACGGAACAACCACAGGTAGTCTATATGGTATGGCTTGGTCACACCCAAATGCTGGTGGCGCTGCTGGAAACCTCACGGATCATGGTTTGTTAATCATCAACAATGGCGGCTTTCGCTGCGCTATTTCTAACTCTATTGTTGCCTCCGGCAATATTACTGCCTACTCAGATGAGCGATTAAAGAAGAACTGGCGCAATATGCCGGAAAATTTTGTGTCTCGTTTAGCTGAGGTTAAAGTCGGTATATATGACCGTATTGACGAAGAGAATGGTACGCAGGTCGGCGTGTCAGCTCAGTCTCTCCAAGAGCTTTTACCCGAAGCAATTACAACTGCGAAGGATGAGATTGGAACTTTATCAGTTAACTATGGCGGTGCCGCATTAGCTTCGGCAGTAGAGTTAGCCAAGGTTATTGTGGAGCAAGAAAAACGCATAGAAAGGCTAGAACGCCTTATCGAAAAACTAACAGGAGAAACATTATGACAGAAGCAGCAGCACCACAGCCCTCGGGATTTACCGCAACCTATACTATTAAGGTAACGGGAATTAAGACAAAAACAATTGGAGATCTGGTAGACGTTGTATGCAGCGTGGCGTGGGTTATTAAAGGAACTGAAAATGAACAATCCTTTGAGCTTCCTCAAGAAACGGTCCTTGATACGCCAATCGCAGAGTCTTTTGAAGCATTAGGCAGCTTAACAGAAGACGTAATTGCGGGCTGGATTGTAGCAACCGAAACTAGAATGCCAAGCATAAAAGCCCACATTCAATATGTACTCGACGACATGGTATCAAAAGCAACGTTTACTACCTCGCCCTTACCTTGGGCACCATTGGTCGAAGAGACCGTTACATCAGGAGCACCATAATGACAGTAACATACGAACTATTGGAAGAATTTACCGGCACTCGCAACAATGAAATGCCTGACCCCGATAACGAAGGCGAGACCATTACCTCTGAGTCTGCTTGTAGAGATATCAAGGTGAAGTTTACCTGCTCTGACTCAGGCTGTACCCATGAGCGTTCGGTCAACGTATGCTTTGTAGATGGTGCTTATGATCACAATGCTACTTTAGTTCGGGTAGGTGAAGTCGGTATGGGTGTTGCGCACAAGATGGATTGTGGCGTCATCTCTATGCCTGCCGCTGAGGAAGCTGCTTAGTAATGGCGCTCCAAGGTTCAGGAGCCATAAGCCTTTCTCAAGTCCAGACTGAGTTTACCGGCGCGAACCCTATAAGCATGTCTGAGTACTACAAAAATGGTCCTTATGTGCCCAGCACTGTCGGGGCAGCGGCGGGATCATGGTCGG